AATGCTTAAACAGCAGTATTCGAGCAAAGATATTTTCTGGTTCCCGCTCCTTACCGTCATAAATAACATTCCCGATCAGGTAATTACTAACCCGATCCAAACACCTATACACATTCGTAAACTTAAACTCCTGCAATATAGGGTCATCGGTTAATTCACCGTCAAAATCATAATAACGCTGCCAAAAAATAGACATACGTTCACACATCCAATAGATATAATAATGAAAATTCTCGTTTGGATTGAAGTTAAATATCTCTTTTCTGCCTGCCATATTCATACGCTTTTTTCCATGATATATTCACATCCCAGACTTCATCGTACCCATTCCAGGATTTCTTTTCTTTCTTTACAGCACGTACAAACCCCGGAAACATCTTTTCCATTTCAAAGGCATTTTGATTCGTTTCCTCTGGTTTCCGATAACTGCTGCAACCGCCCTTCTGATTGACTGCCTTTTTATCTATTGCATATTTGTAGAAGACCCCCACTTTGTAACCCTCTAACAAAAATTCAAGCTCCATGTAGAAGTCTTCTCGGTATCTGACGTCAGAAAACCGGGAATGCATCTTACGATAATTCTCTTTATTCAAGGCCCAAAACCCATACAAACGGCTATTATCCACAAAATCCAACGGCTGTCGGTTATTTCCTGTTCTATGGCTGACGCCTACCATACCATATTCCCCGGTATCTAACTTATCAAAAATATCCAGCAAAATAGCATAATAGATGCTCGTAAGGGTTTCCTCTTTAAACTTTGAAGAATTAACGTTTGTAAGGCCATGTTTATTCCCCTCACCAAAATCGGGGTCTTTACGGACGTGAAATTGGAGATTATCCTCAAAAAAGAAGACGTACTCTCCATCAAGATTATTAATGCACCATTCCCTCGCCTCTCCAACGAAGTCTCCAGAATACTCTGTTATTCTCTTTACCTTACCACCCCACGTCTTAGAGTGTAGTTCTTTTTCTCCTGGGTGGCATACTATGGTAATCATAGACAGAATTTCTTCCGGCATATTACTCAACAGGTGCTGATGATCCACCCGGCCTCGTGTCAATAATACAAAGTCACAAGACAGGAAACGTTCTATTTTATCCATTCTTTACTCTTTCCCTCAGGCTTGATGAACTGAAATCATGTTGACGAGAATTATAGATTATCTTCACACCGGGGATATGTTTACCCGTATGTTCTACATCCTTGTACTCCTCTCCACAAAAACGCAGATGAGGCCGTACAATTTTGATCAGATTAACCAAATCCTCTTCGGTATCAAAAGGTACAATCATATCCACGCATTTAACTGCCTGCAATTGAATATACCTCTCAAGTATAGATTGTACAGGTTTGTTCTTCTCAGGGCGAGATATTGTAGGATCGGTCAATAAGCCAACAACCAAGAAATCAACTTGACTTTTTGCCTCTTCCAACATTATTACATGCCCTGCATGTAGAAGATCAAACGTACTTGCAGTAAATCCTATCGTTTTAAACTTCCGTATCTTCTCTAATTTATCGAACATAAAAACTCATCAAATAGTCAATATTCTCTTTCAATTTTGCTTTCTCAGATTCTGGTGCATACTTAAAAACACGTATAAAATGAGTCAATTCTAACAATGTCAAAACTCTTGAATTAGCTCTTCCATGATCCGGGGTTGTAAAATAATCCATTACCCACTCATAAGAAATTAAATCCTCATGACGTCGTAACGAATACAACAGTTTAGAAGCATCTAACATCCAAGATGAAAATTTCCCTTCCCCCGAAATAGGATCAATCAGATAAATCTTGCCATCCCTGCAAAGAATATTCTCCAAAGACATATCTCCATGGCAGAAAGAACACCCGGTATTCGCTCTCCGTAATTCTTCCTTCAAGACAGGAATTATCTCATAAAAATCATCATTTGTCTTGCAATGATGGGTAATGCGTTCTATATAATTGACAATACCGTTTTTCTGATTGTAGATAGGCGGTATATCCCGGAATAAGTCAATCACTTTAACGATATCCGGAATTTTAGGCTGGCAGTCACTTTCAATATACTCCATACAAATGGTCTCACCAATGACGGAATATATCTCTGGTACATTTACAAAACGAGAAGCCACTTTAAACCATTTAGCAGCCTCTAATGTATCATGGTGTGTCTTAAACACACGCCCCTCACGCAGTTCAACAGTCGCACCAGACCAACCTCCCGAAAGAGTTTTAATGTCCAAATCTACAAACTGCTCCGGAGTCAAATTTTTATCGTCTATGTAATATGTAGCGAGTTTCTTTTGGAAAGAGAGCTGGTGGTACTTCACACCATGCTTATTCAACCATATCTCTATCTGTGGCCGATATTTACGATCTGCTTTTTCGGAATCGCCGTTGCAAGAAAGTTGTCCACGTGCGGTAACAATCCATATCTCCCAGCCATAATCATACAGCCTATTGATCTTCTCAATAACAGGCATGATAGGTTCTGCATTTACCCAGTCCCGGTTCAGAGTGCGACAAATGGTATCATCTAAATCACAGATGATTCTCTTACTATAATCTCCCATTTTATACTAACTTATACAGAATATTAGTTTTCATTCGCAGTTGAGAAGAGGCATTACGCCCATTTACTTCTCTTAGCAAAACACCCACTTCGGTATCTGGAGTAATTTCCTCTGGAATATCCCTAAGAACACCGATACAAATGGCCCCCTGTCGTTCCCATACGACAGGCAGGCCAATCATATCTTGAGAAATGGATGATCCAATATAATTTTCTGGTTGAAAATACTTTAACCGCAATTCCTCGTTCATGGCTGTACTGATTTTTAGTTTACAGTACAAATATAAACTTTTGAATTGGATTAACCAAAATTATTCGGCACTTTTCTTCTCATCGGTAGAACCAAATCCACCCTCTCCTCGTTCGGTAGCGGTGAGTTCTTCAACCTCTTCCAGTTCAATAACCGGATAAGGAACAATGATCAATTGAGCTACCCGCTCACCGTTTCCAAAAATATCTGGTTCTTTGTCAATTAAAGACAGATTTACAATCGTTGAACCCGTTACTTGAACGTCTTTATGCTGCACCAATTTCTTAAACCGTACACACACCTCGCCCCGATAACCGCTGTCCACAACCCCAACGCAATTCGCCTGGATCAGATCTTTTTTACTTACGGAACTCCGAGGGAAAATAAGGCCCATATATCCTTCTGGAATCTCTACTGCCAACCCTGTTCCATACTCTACATACTTATCCGTCTCCTTGATGGAAATAGCGGTCAAATCCAAGCCAGCATCCCCCGGTTTTGCATACGACGGAATCACTGCACCCGGATGCAATTTCATAATTCTTACTTTCATCACAATTCAATTTTTAGTGTTAAACAATTATAATCTAAACAAATAACTTTTCCATTCACATTCACAAGACACTGATCTTTAGCCGGAAAATTTATTGACACAGCCCCTAAACTCCCTTCATATTCAACTGGTGTATCTGCTTTAAACGCATAGGTCTTATCCCAATATCGCATAGAACGTTCCTTATCCAAAGGATATTTCAAATTAGGCATACCCACCGGATTCATAAATATAGACCTGTAAAAACAGTCATAAATCCCAACATCAGTAAATATATGCTTTGCACCAGAACGCTCTCCAATTGCCCGTATTTTCTCTTCCTTCAGATTGGCAATGTCCTGAGCCATCTTTATGTAATGTGGCAGTTCATATATCTTGGTACGAAACAAGTAAGAGAAATACTCCAACTGTAACGTCTCTAAATATTCTAACAAATTTTGACCACTCATATCACCCTATCTTTTTCACTAATTTTTGCGTATAATAATTTATAGGAGCGTATTCATTCTCCAACGTATCCCACAACTCTTTCAAACTCAAATCTCCGGGGTCTTTACCGGGAACCGTAATAGAAGCGATAACCGTCTTAACGTGGTGAGAAAGTTTCAAAGCATAAGATTTATTCTCCTCTCGTGCATCCTCATCATACATCAAAGTAACTTTCTTTGGATGCTTACTGCATATCAACTCAATCTGCTCATTACTTAAACTGTTACCAAACGTAAAACAGCAACCAAATTCCGTTCCAAGTTGATCAATACACAAACGGTAATCCACATTCACTTTATCAAAAAGCCCCTCAACAATGATCAGATTTTCTACTCCATCCTGGACGGTGTCCATACCACCCAAAATCTTCGTAAAATCACATTCACTATTTCGGTATCGTAATGTCGGACGTAACCCCTGCTCTTTGCAATACTTCAGATTTTCTATGTGCCATTCCTTCGTCCTTCTGCTACGTGCCAACCATGCAACCGGAATCCCATTTTGTTTTATCTTGAAGATAATATAATTCTTTAACCTACTCTCCATAAAATAATCCGTAAATGACGGTTCAAATTCTTTATAGTGCATGGGTAAGAAATTACGGGAATCCAAATAGGGGTCATTTATTAGAGGTTGCAACTTAATCGGAAGCGTAACCTCTGGGAGTTCTTCCCTCTCCAATTTCGTCGGCTGCTCTCCAACCACCATCAAAGTACTCTTATTAGATTTCACATACTCCGTTCGTACCAAATCCAAACGTCCTAATTCCTTTAAGAAATTATAAAGGGACGTTTTTGTGCTGCATTTCCAACAGTGAAAAATATTAGCATCCCCATCCATAAGGACACCCCACTTCTTCGGCTTATGGCAAAACGGGCAATCCTCATTATTAGATAACCACCCCTGATTTCCGAACGGAACAAGTCCTAACGAATCTACGATTTCTTCTTTGTCAAATGCGATCATACGACGTTTGTCTTTCTACGTTTATTTTCCCTAACTGCTGGCAGGCTATCCTCACCGTGCATATATAATTCCATGGTAGTGCGTCGGTCATAGAAGCGACCATGATCATAATCGGTTGCTATCTTGAATATCTTGCCGTTATTTTTGTAATCTCGTAATTTGTCACAGTAAATTCGGAGCAAATTTTCTTCCCCCTCTTTGAGAGTTACGTTACCCGTAAACACAAACGAAAAAGGCTTTACAAGGGTGCGGTCTCCTTCTGTGTTATTCCTCGTAATAACCTTATCAGGGTCATTCCATATGTCAAACGAAACATCCCCTGTCTGTGTTGCAGTAATCCCCAAAAATCCAAACTCTGTAGCAAGGTCTTTAAACCTCTGAGCACACTTTTGGAGTTTATATTTTATGTAAGCCGGGTCAGTATCCACTTTCTTATTTTCTCCAGTAACAATCAAATCCAAAGAGTCTAAAATCACCACCTTTGGAAAATACCCGTTTATCTTGTGGTACTCTAAAATCAAGTTACGAACTTCCAACATAGAAGCGTCCCCAAACTTCTCAAAGGCATACACATCCACATCCTTACCCCAAAGGGCCATCTCTGCAATGGTTTTATCTATGGCTTCCAATTTTTCAGGCGGTATATTGCCACGACGAACCTCTCCAAACTTCATAGAAGTCCACATCTGATCATATTTGTTCAATACCTGCTTTTGACTTCCCTCTGCTTGAATGTGTAAAACTGGTTCTCCATTTAATGCTGCTGCAAGTCCATGATATCTTAGAACGGTACTTTTCCCCACCCCGGAACGCATAATCCATAAAACAGTATCGGTAATCTCTCCACCGCCTTCTGTAAAGTCATCCAGAGCATCTATGCCAAACAGAACACGAGAATTATTCTTCTCAGAAGAACTTTCCTCAATATTCTCTTTTATGTTCTCATGAAAATCTGCAAAAACCTTTTTAAACTTACCGCCCTTTTGCCTGAGCGAAATATTTAAAATTCGTTGGCTTTCCTCGAAATTTACTTGAATTGCTTCTGCCTTTTTACCCTCTTGGAATAAATCGTACACACGTTTGCTCAGAATCGTAAACTCGCTGTCTCGTATGTACTCTTCCAATTGGTTAATAATCAGCTCATAATCAACCGCATTTGCATCCTTAATCTCATTAATGGTCTTTTGGACCTGCTCATTAATAGCATACTTCTGAGCAATTACCCCCAAAGAAGGAAGTTTGCCAGTTGATTGGAACTGCTCTAAACAGTCTCGCAAAACAACTTTATACCCTATCTCTTCTTTAGGGATCAGAGTGTAATTCAAATACCCGGCACACACTTTCATGACCGCCGGATTTATGAACATTAACTTGAATAACTCTGCAAGAAAATTTTCATTTAACTTCGAACTCATACAAATTTTATACTAAATCAATCTTGATCTTAACTGCCTTATTTTCTCGTAAATTAGTCAGAGCAAAGAACGAACTCATACAAGTATCCTCGTGTCCGGAAACGCTTTCCAAAGTACCTTTATCGCTCCGGAATGCAATAGAATTAAATTCTCCAAACAACACATCAACCAATTCTTTCGTTCTCCCGGCTTTATAAGGAATACGAATTTCCCCACGTTCAAACATAGCAGCCAAAGATGGAAGCCCACTATGGAGGTCCTTCTTGTTGCTGCTGGTGGTAGTAAACGGTTCAATATTCCTCAACCCCCTTTGCTTCGCCATAGAACCAAGAATAGTCTGGAACCCGTTGTTCTCCACAACAATCATATTTGGCTTAAACCGCTGATCCAATGAAACAAGCTGATTTATTTGCTCATCATGGCTTGCACCTCTTACTCGGTACATATGCAGCAAATAATAAAGCCCCTGTTCATCCATCCCCCAAACAGTATAAACCGTATAGTCGGCAGAAACATTGCCAGATATTGCAAAGTCCGCACCGATAACAACCTTTTTCAGTTTAATCGGGAACCCCTCTATGTTATCAGAAAATGAAATATTCTCCATTCCAATAACAGAACGCATCAATATCTCATATGGGAAAATCGTAGCATCATCAGAAATAGGTACCACCAAATACTCTCTACTGAATACAAGACTACCGAGGGAAGCCTTTTCTTCCATGAGCTTATCAAACGTAAAACGGTCAGGGGCCAACAATTTCCCATTCGGGAAAATAGCTGGGTACTCAAATACCTTAAACCGTTTATCCTGCTTTAACTCGTAATAGAGGTCTCGTTCCTGATATGGTGTACCAGATACCAAGAAATATCCATAAGGCTCCACAATAGGAGAAATAGCACCTTTGAAAAGGTTGTGGAGCTTTTCCCTCTGTTCCAAAGAATAAATCGAACTCTCGTCCGGCAAGTCATCACAAACGACTGCACCAACGTGAAGACCACGAATAAACCCGTCCTTACCACGTAAATGGATTTTCGCCCCAAGTTCTGTCTCAATTCCAGTAGCAGCAAGAGAGGCCTTTCCATTTGGATTCAACTTCTCAGCCAGTAAATCGTTCACCTCTATCTCCTCTACAATCTTGTCAATATGCTCCTTTCCAAGAGTGATTGTATTGGTGATAATACATGTCTCTTTCCTGTTCTGATTATCCGGTGTATTTGGCTGCATTACATTCGGACGGTCATAACTATACAACCGCCACAAAGGAAACGCATAACAGAACTCAAAACTATTATGTAAAACAGTTCCGTCCTTTAAAAGGAATAAATGATCTTTATCTACACTAAACCCAATATACTCTCCAACCCCCATAGAGGAAACCTTGAATGAAGATTTTTGTAAATCCATCCAATGTTTTTCTCTTTTAATCGCCTTTTTACGTGCTATCTTCGTTGGAATATCCCAAGTGTCTCCAGACAATTTTACCGAATAACCTGTATATTCTGTCGGCCCACCTTTAAGATTCAGAATAGAAGTATGTGTACGGAAAGAAGCTCTAAACCCTAAAGACCAACAAAGTTCCTGAACTTGCTTCATTAACCGTTCATTAATCATCCCTATATCAAAAGTATTCTCACTTTTATAGAAATGGCCATCAGAATCTAACAAACCAGCCAGTAATTCCAAACGCTGCTTTCTACTGCCATACATATACAGGTCAGGGATATGTTTATTATTAAGCATATCCAAGGATTTCAGCGTATTGAGAATCTTATTGCGTTGACCCGGAACTCCATTTGTAATCTTGAAATGAAATTTAGCCTCTCCTTTTCCTCTGGAAACCCCTAAACCCAAACGCCCTGCATACCCATATAAATAATCAATAACTTCTGGGTCTGTATTGGTAATATGGGTACTCCCAGAATTCCCATCGCCCAACCATAATCCAATAAAATACGGTTCAACTGGCTGTTCTTTTTCAGGGAGTTCCCACCCCTTAACACGATAAGATTTACAACGATTCTTCTTATTTTTAGAAAAATTGATAAACTCTTTTACCGGAGTTTCCTGGATGGAATCATAATAGTTACCCCTCTTTCGTAAAGCATTATTCCAAATATACTCTCTATATTTGTAATGGAGAATATGCTCCGAATTGCAAACGTAATTTTCCGTCCTGGACTGTTCTACACAGAACATCTCATCTGTGCCTGTGTGCAACTCTAAAATCTTACGGGGGGTACTATCAACCCCCATCAACAAATCTCCAACCTTTAAATCTTTCACTTTACGAATCTCCCCAGAAAACATCACAACCTCTGTATCTGATGCAAGACATTTACCGTGAGAACGTGCAGCAAGATATACAGAATTAGGAAATAGTTGAATCATATTCCCCCACTCCAAATTTCTCCAACCCTGACGGAAATTCGTCAGCATGGTAGTCTTGAAATAATTGTAGGACAGCTTCTTCAAACTGTTATCCATAGAACTCTTAACCTGTTCCAGATAATCTATTTTCTGGGATTCTATGGTCTTATTGAAATTTATTACATTTACAGTCTGAGCGAAAATTTCATCCAACAATTTTTCAATATCATTATCATACGCCTCGGACAGTTGTTGTAACGCTTTAGGTGGCAAATTTGAAATTATCTCGTTTGCCACCTCAAAAACGTGTGCCCTTTGTTGAAATGAAATATTTTCGATGCTATCCATTACCCTAACTGAAAAGTCTCACGAAAACGTTCTTCTTTGACCGGAGCTTCTACTGCTGATGCACCATAGCCCCGAAGCCTCTTCAGGTAGCTGATCATCAATTCTGCATTAGATTCCGTATCTTTTAAAGCCCGGTGAGCCTCTACCAGTTCAATTCCATGACGGGTACAACAGGTTCCTAACTTATAATTCTCACCCTCAAGAGTGGTGTAATATTCCAATTTTTGGGTATCTTCAACCCATTTGACGTAATTGTAAATATCGTCATCATAAAACCGGAACATCTCTTCAAAAAATGGCATATCGAACCCGGTAAAATTGTGACCACCGAGGATAGCCTTTTGCCGTGGATTCGTATACTTTTTGAGCAGTTCTTTTACATCCTTATAAACAACCTTACAATCCACACCAAGTTCGTCAATCATCTTACGAGTAATCCCATGTGTTTCCTCTGCTTTAGGATTGTATTCCAGACCATCTTTGTAAGGCTTAATGATATTGGAATATCTGTCAACAATAGACAGAGTCAAACAATCCACAACCACACACGCCACCTCTATAAGAGCAACGTCTAAAAATGCTTTACTGTCTTTGTTTGGCAGCCCACCAGTCTCGGTGTCGGCCATTACAATGTATTTTACCGAAGTGTTCATATTCTAAATTTTTTCAACTAAAATTTCGTAATCTTCATCCCTAACATCTATATCGTCATAAACCAATACCACGTTTCGCACCGGGTTATCCTTTATAGAATCCTCAAATTTATTCAAAATTATTGTAGGTTCATCGTCATCGGTATACCCTTTCTCGTACCCGATTATATAGTAATAGTGGAGTCGGGTGTCTGCAATATCGTGAAAGTGAATAACCCGTTTCCGTTTCCTGTTTTCTTTGATGATATCCAAGAGTTGTTCATGCAGGGAGTCATCTTCAAAATCCCCATTCTCTAAAAGGTCAGCAGCCCGAACCTCTCCATGGGTCATTAAGATATACCCAAATAACTCCAGGACATCTTTCTCAGCTAATTCCTCTAAAGGGATTTCAAATATTTCTGAGGCTATACGTTTCTTTTTAGCTGCCATACTCAATCCTCAGCCATATATATCTCCGCATCCAGGGGGAATTTCTTTGCAAACCGCACAAGGTCATGCTTCCCCATAAAATCACGTTCCTCTGTAGTGAAATAGCAGCCATATTCATCGATAGGCTTGCTTCGTTGCATTAATTCCTCGAAATTAAACTTTTTCTTTCTTTCCTGTTCCATAACTTTCCACTAATTTTGGCGATTCTCCACGCCCCACATTATTATCATATTTTTCAACACTTACTCCTTCTGGAAGATTTTCCACCAACTTACGAAATGCTTTTGGAACATTTTGATGAGCCCAGCGGAAATAATCCTCACGAACAAAGCGATCAGTTCTCTCTCCTCTTGTGAGCATACGTTTATACGCCTCTTTATAATCGTCAATACTTACATAGACGACACGCACCTTGTAACCAGAATTTTTCAAAGCATCAATCTGTTTCAATAATTTATTATATTCTGGAAAGACTTTATCTATTATAAGATTGGATTTAATCCCTGTGAGTTTATTAATCACAACTTTAGCAAGATAAGAACCCTCTTCATGCACTTTAGAAGAAGCGAATTTCTTATCATACTCTACATACTTTTTGTATTCAGGAATCTTTTCTGTCTTGATTTCATCTGGGTCTACTGGCACTCCTTCGTCTTTAATTTTCCCAGACTCTTTAAGGTAACGAAGAACCGTACCTTTTCCCGAAGCAGGAGCACCCATCATAAGAGTCGCAACTGGCTCCTTCTGTGGTTTTGCCTTATCCAAATATTCTTTGATTATAGGCTCATGAACGCGCTTAACACGTTCTTTGTCCCATTCCCCATTCTTAAAATATCGGGACTGCGTATCTTTACTTAAAATAGATTCTTCTTTTGTAGAACCACCGTAACGCATACCAACACGTCCTAATTTACGGTTCTCTGGATTATCTTTATAGTAACCCGAACGAGACTTCAATAAATCTATTGCACCTGCAAAATCCCCAGCCTTAACCAGAGTAGAATATTGCTGCACAAAATTCTTATCCTTTATACTTTTCTCAATTTCGTCCATCCCCTACGAATTCATGAATATAATGACACTCTCTGCAATTCAGTTCAATATTCTCCTTTACCAGCCTTAAATCCGGCCTGGACCCTTTGCTATGTATGTGGCTGAAAAATTCTGGACGTGGCGTGTGGCCCAAAAATTTCCCACATTTTACGCAATAGTGGGCTCTTTCAGCCCAAATTTCCAAAAATAATTCCCGCTCCCCAGTCTTCTTCCTCTGCTTTGGTTTGGATCGTTCTTTATAAACCTGCACCCTCGTCTTCCCCTGATGGTTCAACTTAAACACACATTCAGAACACAACCATTTCGTTCTATTCTGAATAAAATGGGAACCACACTTACACGGTTTTTGCTCCCACCTCTGGCTCATAAAATTTATCCTTTACCAATTTATAATGATTATATTTTATAATCACCTTTTCTCCAATTTCTGTATGGAGTAAAAAATAATTTACCCCCACATGAGTAATGGCCCCGGCCTTATTAACCAGTTCCAACTCTGTAAGCCTTGGAAAATAGCAACTTTTACAAATCAACCCGACTTTTGGAAAACTATCCACCTGCACAAATTTTTTTATATTCACAGCCAGAACAAGACGGGCTCATCTGGTTATATATCATTTTACCAAAACTGCTACAATTCAAAAAACCTCTGGCCGTATTTACCCACTTTGCTCTCTGAGTTTCCATATACTCTTCCGAGATAACTTTAGAGCTCTCTTTAAGCGGATTTACGAGCCTGTATTTGGATTTAAATTGATCTACAAAATAAACCCACTTTTCCGACCTGTTTCTCCATGCTTGGAGAGATTTCTCCCCAAATATCCAAGATAATGAAATTGCATGGAGTGTGCTTTGATCTTTTCTTCGTTCAAAAGAAAACAAGATAAAATTCCAATAGGAATCATCATTCCAGCCAGCGGTCTTCTTTACAAAATTTTTTAAGAGCGTTTCCTCAGATGGAGTTAGAAAAGGTTTGTAGAACGCATTCCCATAAAATGAACTTTTCACATACAAGAATAAATCCAACAACTTCTTTTCCATATCTCTACCATTGATTAACAAAGGTAAAAACAAAAATCCAAATTGCCAAACTTAATCCCAAACAAAATTCAGTTCAGCACCCTCGAACTCGGCCTGCTTAACCGGGATATATCTGTACCAATTCTTTGGATCACGCATTGCCACATTATCATAAATCTCTTTAGCTGCATCTTTATCTATCTTACGATGCAGCCACACACCAATAGAAGCACCTGCTGACATTTCTCCCAAATTCGCAGGACTATCTTCCGTAGGGTGTGAAAATGTTATGTTCTGTGGACGTGAATTAATCGTCGCCAAACGTTCAATAAACGCATTACCATTCTCATCAATAGCAGGCTTGACAGCAGCAAACTCCAAAACAGATTGTGTCGGCGGTTCAACGTCTTTAAACCAGAACTTCAGATTGTTCAAATCCGTATCACTGTCATTCACCAACATCAACCCAATATATTCATTGCTCCCTTTAGACTCTGCTAATAGGCTTATTTCTCCAAATACGGCACTATACACGTCGTTCTGAACCATAGTGGATGATTGGTACCCACCTATGGAATTAGAAGGACGTGTGGACGGTAAATCGTACCCAGCACTAACAGTATAATAAAGTTTCATATTTTAATGGTATATAATTATCAATTTTATATCGGTGTCCACGTGTATATCGCATTACCGGTATCCAGTCTACCACTGGAGTCAAAGTTGACCATCGTAATCCCGGCAATTGGGTAATCCGGGCCGCCTGCATACCCCAAAACCTGTGTTTGATTCACACCCATCGTTATGCTTCCGTCACCTCCCATACCTCCTCCGTCGGTATAGGTATAGTTGATAGAAAGTTGGTCTTTGACCGCCTGGCTTGCATATATTACAAACGTTCCTCCGGTTTGATTGTAGGAGAAGGTCAGACTGATAGTCGGTTTAACGTAAGCAGCTTGCGTGACCGTGGTTGTAGCTTCTACACCTATGGCCGACCCGTTATAAGTGATCTGCACTGTGATAGAAGCAGACCTTGTAGAAAAATTGCTGTTTGCACTCGCGGTAACTACACCTGTACTCGAATTAATATCTCCCCAGCTGGGCTTACTGTTAGTCCATACATAGTTCTGGGAATGACCTGGAGGAAGCCCATGGTCTTCAGGTCCAGTAGCACCCGATGAGTAGTATTTTTTATATGTTATGTCTCCCCGGGGAGAAGCGGTTCCTCCGCCGTATGGAATAGTCTGGTTATAATAAAACTGATTATAACTTATATCAGCATAGCTGATGACTGCATTTGTGGCACTCGCTGATGCGGTGGCAGTTTTGGATGAGCTTCCCGAATTAGTGGCAGTTACAGTTACTGTGTCAGTAGTGACATTTTTTCCCATATTACTATGAGAAATAATATTCCCAGACAAGCTAAACCTATCATTTCCGTTTCCGGTTAGCGCTATCGTGGTAGTTCCTGCTCTGGATACCGATTGAGTATCTGTTGAACCGGAAGTATAAGTTCTTTTTTGGCCCATAGTATTAGATACGCTATGAGATACAGTTGCAGAACCACCCGCAGCGGTTAACCCTGATCCAATAGATACACTCGGAGTTCCATAAGCAGTAATACCAGTATCAACCCAAGCCCCAACAGCATTTGAAATACTTGCTGATGCGGTGGCAGTTTTGGATGAGCTTCCCGAATTAGTGGCAGTTACAGTTACTGTGTCAGTAGTGACATTTTTTCCCATATTACTATGAGAAATAATATTCCCAGACAAGCTAAACCTATCATTTCCGTTTCCGGTTAGCGCTATCGTGGTAGTTCCTGCTCTGGATACCGATTGAGTATCTGTTGAACCGGAAGTATAAGTTCTTTTTTGGCCCATAGTATTAGATACGCTATGAGATACAGTTGCAGAACCACCCGCAGCGGTTAACCCTGATCCAATAGATACACTCGGAGTTCCATAAGCAGTAATACCAGTATCAACCCAAGCCCCAACAGCATTTGAAATACTTGCTGAAGCATCATGATGAGTACTAGTGTTAGCAGAGTTCGTACACCTAATAGTTACTGTGTCAGTAGTGACATTTTTTCCCATATTACTATGAGTAGCTACTGAGTTAGCAAAGCTAAACCTACTGTTCCCATTACCAACCATGGATAAGCTAATACTATCCGTTACAGTTTTAGTATATGGCCCATAAGTACCAGAATCATATTGAGTATAGTATGTACGGGTATGACTTGCACTACCACCAAAAGTAGCTGATCCACCAGCCGCAGTAAGTTGGTTAGCTAGTAAAGTACATGTAGCTTTAAAATCACTGTTTGAACCATTTAGATCACCATTGAGTAATCTGTTTTGTGCCTGATAGACAGTTTGAGTACCATTTAAAGTAGAGGTTACTGATGGTTTACTCATTGATGATGGGTAAACAAAAGTAGCAGTAAGAGTAGAAGTAATAACTGGTGAAGTAATAACTCCTCCTATTGTAGCTCCCCTACTACCAGCAGTAACATTCCCACTACTGGTATTTATAGAAAACCCATTACCAGTAGCCATAGTAAAAGTTCTTGAGAAACTAAGAGTACCTCCCCATGAATTGGTAGATCGAGAACCTGCTATGCCACCACTAGAAAAAGTAGCTGTAGCTTTACCATTGCCCTTTGCAGTAGCTGTTCCACCAGAGGCTGCTATTGGATTTCCTGTATAGTAAAAATGAACCGTAGCTAGTGAGGTATCATTTACCCCGGCTTCTAATTTAGTGATTAAATTCTCATTTTGATATAATGATAAATAGTTAGAAGTAAGTCCGTCATAGGTCCAATAGATCGTTCCGCGTCTTCTCACACCAACAGTTATTCCTCGAGACAATACGTGATACCCGCCATTTCCCCAGGCTTCCATCCATTCACCGCCTTCATAAAGAACCATTCCTGACCTATCCCCATCAGCACCGTTCTTTTCTTCAATGGTTGAACCGGAAGTATATAAATAAGTTGTATATCTTCTAAAATTAATATAGCCTCCTCCGGCAGGGACCACCCCCCAGTCCGCAGGTTGGACCCAGGTAGCATCAGCAGCATAAGCGGCAATTCTAATCGAACTGAGGTTCCTGGCATTCTCGTCCTGAGTGCAGGTAGCGGTCATAGACGCAGTAGCAACAATAGTTCCAGCACTATTATAAGCAGCAGTAGGAATCCATCTAACGGTTATTTTTCTGGTAACAACACCAGAAGTTCTCGCAGGACCAATGGTTGTTCCTCGATGAGTGGCTGTTAATACTCCAGTCGTAGAATTAACTGCTGTAAACCCATTTTGAACAGAACCTAATACCCAATTTTCTGGATCAGGAGAGTCAGTTCCATATGTAGCAGAAGGAGTAACAGTTGTAGTAGACCCACTCGAAAAAGTAAAATTTCTCGTACTTCCTGTAATGGTAGGTGATGCACTTGTTGCTCCAGCAGAAATATTCGCATAACTAATAGCACCCCCAGAAAGAGACAATCCAACCACATAATTACCAGCCTGAGGAACAGCAGCAGAAGCCGAAGCCGACTTTCCATTCATCCTCACGGTCATAGTTCCCGTCGTAAACGTAGTCTGATTAGAAATACTCGTTCCCTTGGAAGTTACCGAAGCATTTCCATTAGACGTATTTATTCTACCACCAGAAAACGATAAAGAGGCCCCGGTCGTAATAGCACCACCAGTCCCAGCAACACCATTCCAAGTCCACGTCTGGCTATATCCATAATTAGGTAAGATGGTTCCTCCGGCTGCTGTCGCCGTTGGGTAATTATAAACGGTAATCGTAATATCGCTATACACTTTTACACCTGCATTCTGAGTAATAGTTGCAGTAGCCGATTCAGTAAGCTGAGTAACCGTTACAGACCCTGATCCGGCTGTCTCTTGTTTACTATTACCGACAATAATCGTCACATATCCCGGACCAACTCCAGAACTTTGCGTAATCTGTGCTGTGTTCAACGTTCCCTTATTAAACACAGCAGTCCACTCAATTCCAGGGGCACAGTCCACATGAATATTTACCGTTTGACCAGTCGCTGGAACATTTACACTCGTGGGGTCCAAAATAACGAATGCAGGTAATTTTTTCTGAGTAACCGTAAATGACTTACTGTTCGTCCCATTGCCACACACTATCGTACCAGTCCTCGGGCTCTTCGATGGGTTTGATTGATTAACCTTAAATCTGAAATTCCCGTTCCCGGTCGTAGCATTCGGAGGGCTTGTGATACTAATCCAACTCGTAGAAGTTGTAGCAGTCCAAGAATTATCTGGATTTGTATCAACTGTAACCATCTGCTCTGTTAAATCATCGAATTCCAACTCAAGAGAAGCAGGTGTAAAATTCATATAAAATGGACGGCCCTGCTGTGTTACGGGGAAACTTTTTTGAACCTCGTCACCGCCTGTCTGTTTAAACAACAGGACATAAGAACGTGCTGCAAGATAATCGTTTTGCTGTACAGTAACACTATTAGACGTACCACCTGTCCCAGAACTCTTTGCTAACGTCATCCACGCTGGCAAAGAATTTACTTGACTCCACACTAAATCATCATTGCATTTTATAGTGAATGAACTGGTATGTGTTGTATTCGCTTCAGAAGAAAGTGATGCAGGCTCCAGAACCAAATATGCTGGACGCCCGGTTTGTTTTACATTAAAAGTCCTTGTCAAATTTCCTGATCTAAAAGTCGTAGACATCGGCATAGAAATAATCCTATCCGCTAATAAATTACTCGCAGGTATCGTAACATTAAATTTCCCTGTAACTAATCCAACAAGCCCCGGATCGCCGGGGAATACAATACCAATTGCAACCGGATAAATAGAACCATTGTAAACAAATTCCCATGTAGAACCAGCCGTTGGAGTCCCACCAATCACAGAAGGAGAATTCGTCGCCCATTCCATAACATTTGCAAACGAACCGCCATTCCAGCCAACCTCTAAAGATTGTGTATAGGGGATCAAAAGAAGGCCAGGAGAATCCTGTGCCAAATCTACAACCTCAGAAGCCACCGGGGAACCGTCAACAGTTACGATATCCAACGCACCACCACGATTCACACGCCCGGTATAAGTAATTACCGAAACATCTACCTGCTCATTGTAGGCTCCTGAATTCTTATTTAATGTTACCCAAGCTGGCTTCGCCATATTAAGAAATTTTCCAAGTTGTGTTAGAAGTTATCTGGAAAGAACGTGTACCACCGTTCGTCGGCAACTGAATACTATCCGGATCAGCTACCAAAGTAGGAGCTCCCGCTTCCTGTGTTATGATGCAAACGGCTGGATTTGCTACCCCAAACGCTACAATCGTCACACTAAATTCACGCTCATAAATCGTATTATTCACGGGTATTGCTACCTGTGCCCTCCAATTATATTGTGCCGTTGCCCCGGGATCACCAGGAATATCTACACCAGAAGTCGCCGTACTACTATTCACATAATACTGAACCGGAGCCACAATTCCACTCGTTGAAAAAGTCAACCGAGTGGAATTAGAGGTCCCCGTTACAAACAACGTACCACCAGTCGCACCGATCGTAAGATTTGAAGTCTTTATAAACACCGGAGTAAAATCCTGCGTAACCCCTACAATCTTTTGAATTGACGGGGTTCCATATGTAGTGTTAATCGTTAATTGAGTGGCACGAGTGACTCTTCCTGTGTGAGTTTCCCGACCAGAAACAGCAACAACAGTATCTTCCGTTCCCGTTGAGGGGCTAACTAAACACCAATCCGCTTTCGCCATAAAACTCTATATTTTTAGGGTAAATCCTCACCCGTTAAGTTACCTGAAATTGGATAAAAGAACTGTTTAGAGACAAGATCGTAAAAGCAGTATTTTCCGTCGTTATCTTTAGCAGCCTTAAAATCCCTTAACAAAACGTCTCCGTCCTTTATATAGGCTGATACCCATCCATAAAAAGTATCCGAAGGCGATCCTAATGCTCCATTATTATTAACCCCCATCAAATAGAGGTTGAGATTTTCTTGAATGAAAGTTGTCCCGGTCAGGGCCTGAACTAAATTACCATTAAACCAAGAACCATCTTTATTGAATCTGTAAGTATTAACCGCCCCACCATTAGGAGTCGTCTGCGTATCTGTTTGCTTATTTCCAAATCTATAAGTCCATTCTCTTGGAATAAAAGTTGTACCAGCAGCCGTATCATAATATAAAGCTATCCGTCCTGCAGAAGTTGCGCTTACTCTGGCACCAAATTCAAATGACTGATATGTTCCTGAATTTCTTGATGGAATAAATAACTCAAAATATACTTCTGTATTGATTGTCGGTTTTATCCCGGTATCTATTGCAGACCCTGTTCCCTTAACCCATTTCACAGGAGTATAGGGTGGAACAGATGGTGTTCCTGCTCCCATCCGACTATACGCCTTATAACCTAATATTTTTCTAAATGCCATAATTAAGACGCAATTATAGTAATTTTCCAACCATTATATTCCGAAACTTGATTTCCACCAACATAACAACCTGCACTAACTATATGAGCCTCACTTCCTCCAGTTATATCTGTCCTCCCCCCATATTCCATAATATCTGATTTTGTATTAGTTCCATAAATAGAAAATGTATGATCAAATGACTCGGCAGCTGAATCAAAATGATATGTATATTCAAAATGTGCCTGCCCCCCTCCTAAATTTATATGTGAATCCGGGGATTCACTGGAAATAACCCAAAATTGAGTTGGAAACACAAAGGGGGGTTCTGGATAATTATATTCCATATGCAAATAAATCGTAATAGCTGTAAGTGGTGGAACAGGTGGTGTCGTGCCATATTTCCAGTTATACCCACCATTAGCCGTATCCTCACAGGCATTCGTCGTAGAATTAATACCCGGATAACTTGCTGTAAAGTTAGTCGCTTTACACGACATCACCCCTTTGCATCCAGAAATTGTACCTGCACCACCATCACAGAGATTCATCTGCGTACACCCATTAAAAGCAATAGATGACCCAATATAAGAACACCCTGACAGATACATACCTGTCCCATTCGCATTTACTCCATAGAACCCAGTCGCCAAAGAAGTTCCTGCATCTGCTAAACAGTTGTAAAGATTATTACATTCATAGAAACAATACGCATTACCACCATTAGAGGAGACTTTCATCTGGCAGCTGTAAAGGTTGCTACATTTCCGGTACCCTACCAACGATCCAGAGCCATTATTTGCCACATACATATTGAACCCGGCTTTCAACCCCTGTACAGCAGTATTCGTTCCACCGCCTGTATTTGCGACAGCAATGTTGCCATTTATTATCGTAGAGGTGATCCCTGTGAAATTCATGAATGCCGTATTGTCCGCAGTAAGTGTACAAATAAATTGGGCACCCACCTCAAAGAAAATCAAAACATCCGAAGAAAATAACAGGTTCGTATCGGCCTCGAAATCCCACGTTCCCTTCTTCACAAGGATATTCTTTGCCTGCTGAAAATCATTTTGCCACCCGGCAACCGTTTTATTCTGGCCCTGGAATATATAATCAAACATATTCTCCTGGAATATGCCGTCAGCGAGCTTATCCTTTGTAATACTTTTAGGATATATTTTAGCCGTCGTAACTGCATTATCTGCAATTTTGTCCGTAATAACAGAATTATTCTGTAACTGTGCTACACCTACCGAAAGGCCAGCGAGTTTTGCTTGAGTAACACTCTTATTCTGTAAATGGTCAGTAGAAATCGCATTCCTCACGATCTTAGAACCCAAAACAGCCCCATCTGCTATATTTGCAGAAAGAACCGCATTAGGAGCAATTTTATCGGCGGTCACTGCACCTTTTCTTATAGTTGGATTCGGATAGGAACCATCTAAATCACCACCAGCAGCACCACTCATCGCACCTAACCCCCAATAATCAGATCTTTTGTCATTCAGAGCAACGGTTGTTCCAGTAGCAATAATCCGATTAATAAAAATTCCACCATCTATCTGATGATTTGGCTGCTGACCATCAATAACCTCGGGTACAAATTTGTACACATAACTATCGTAAGAATAAAGCCCCTTTTTCTGGTCATCCGAGAAATCGTAATTCATCGGTATTGTACCGAGCACGATCATCCGGAGATTTTCCTCATTTACAGGAGGAACAGTAGACGAAACGATAGAAGCCATAGTTGCGTTCGTTACCGTCCGTACCTCGTAAATTCCAGAGTTATTTGCAGCAATTTCTTTACCTGCACTATCGTACCCCTTAAAGAATCGTACTGCAACCGGAGTATTCGCTGCCTGTCCACGTAGGATGGTCGTAAAATCTATATTACCACCAGCCATAACAGTCATAGAACCATCTGAACCGATTTTAACATATCCGTCCTCATAATTCCTTTGCTGGTATCCCACTTCCAACCATGTTGTCCCTATCGGGCAATTCATCTCCTGATTAGGTACGTCAACCAATCTATGATTAGAATCAAAGATTAATCCACCAACTACATAAATGACTCCACTCGGATCAGACACCGTAATCGTAAAATTATCGTATGATCCATTTCCAGGGGGCACAATACCAAACGAAATAGAAGCCTCGGATATAACACTGAGAGCAACCGTTCGACTCAAAAAATTTTGGAAATTATTCAATTCCTCTTTTTCCAAAAATGTATTTCTGTAAATATTCAATTTTGACATATCTTACAACTTTATGTAATTTTCCATTCAGTATTGCTCACGATCTGTAACTCTTGCGCGTCCCCAGCAGTATTCAGTTCTATCGAGAAGGGTAAAATATTCAAGTAATTGTTACTACTCAACTTATTAAATACTAACAAATTACGATAACTAAATAAATTATCTTTAGTAAAATTTTCCACCTCTAAAGTAGATAACTTAGAATTATTTGGCCCGTATACCAATATAATATTCTTCTTACCGAAATATCCTTGTGTAAACGGTAATAATCTCGGCTTTATTTTTAAATCATAAACATAAAACGGTTGAGAGCTGGAAGTCCTTCTCTGCAATATCCGTGGACAAAAATTCGTCATCACCGGAAATGCAATCAATGGTGTACTATTTGGAAAATTCAAACATGCCTCATCATCTATAGAAGCAGAAGTATTCTTCATCACCCCCCTAAACCAATACTCTTCCTGAGGTGTTACATTAAACGTTTGGAATCCACCAGAAAATGAATCCAACCAGGAACCGTCTTTTGTACTCAACAATCCATTCGTTATCTTTATAAACTGCGGAATATTATTTCCATCAACCCCCAAATGATAAGCATCCACCCCAAAATCCAACGTAACCTGAGATTCCATAGGCATAAACCGGAACGAAATTTCATAATCCAATTCAAAGGCCCATAATTGCATCTTATCGGTCTTACCGTCATATTGTATACCGACATCGCCTGAACCAGAAAATTCCAACATATTAACACCAAACGGGGCTGATTTTACAACGCCACTCGTAACAGGATATTTCTCTATATCTTCAACGTCAATCGTATTTTCATAATCCTTATTGACATTCAAAATCGTCTGGGTCGTATCCCATGTAGGGGAACTCCAACCTATACACCATCCTGTATTAGATGGATTCAAAAGGGCTGCAATAAATTCCTCGTTATCTTGACAACCTATCAACCGTAAAAACTCTCCGTCATTTAATGTGATCGGTTCCCATTCCCCGGTTTCCTCATTATACATATACCCCTGTTCCTCTTCGGTATTCCAATAGGCGTATTTATCATGAGGGTTTGCTGGAGCAGTAGCATACTCGCCCTGATACACATAAAACGGGGCTCGGTAGAATATCTGGAGAGTGCCTCGTTTGGCAAACTCATCCATAAAATTCTTAAACAATTCTTGTCGGTGTCCATTAGTATTCACACCAGTAGTCACCAATCCACGCTGATCCAGGAATTCCCTGAATAATATCGGCTGTGTTGGGACATGTTTATACTGCCTAGCATATATCACAATATAGGCAAAGAACTCACACAACGCCCCCCAAAACTCCGAATAATCATCAGTATTCTTGTCTACATAAATAGGTAAAATCCCGCTGGACTTTACTTTCTCCAACACGTTATTCGCCCACTTCATCACCTCAGGACTATCCGAAGCAAAGAACCGAGAAAAAACGGTCTTATTATAGACTGTATGTACTGGAACCCGTTTAGGCATCTTTCTCTTTATTTTCGTCGTTCAACAACTCTTTTATATCTTCCTCTTCACACCCTATCTCCTGAGAAACTTTACTTATCGTAAATTTCTTTATCTTCTTAAATATAGCAGCCTCTGACAAATCCCCAGCATTTTCCAGAAATGACCAAAACTCAATTCCGCAAATAAACACCGTTACAAATTTTGTAAAATACGGTTCATGATTTCCAATCAGGCGATTCTCTAAAATCCATACACCAGAAACGGCAACAATCTCAAACGTAACTTTTATGATCGTCCACCATCCTTTATCGCTCTGAAAATACCACTTGTTCCCTTTCTTGTGTTCTCTACGAAGATCAGCCCAGCACCCAGTCAAAAAATCCAGCATCGTAAAAGCAACCATCCACAGCCAGAGATATTGGATAGGGGCGAAAATAGACACAAATCCAGAGATCATGCAGTTTATGAAAATCATCTGCTTCATCCCTACAGAGTCATTACATTTACGTCTCCTTCAATTTCAAGCGTCCATCCAGTTGTAATAGCGAAATATTCAATCGCTCCTCCGGGTAACAACATTCCCGGGCCAACCTTTACCTCTGTAGAGGGATAGTACCAAATTCGTGAGGCTGCATTAGCTGCCAAACGCATTACATCTCCTACTGGAGTTATCTTCCCCCCGGTACTATCTTGACATTCTCCGATCCCTAAAATTAGCACCGGATAACCATTTTGATCTAAAGGTAATTTAATCATCTTATCTTTAATTTTTAATTGCTGTAAAATACCGGAGTCAATTGATCCGTATACATAATTCTTCCACCTAAATCTCTCATAATGAATTTCCCTATCCTCGGTAACTGGTAGGGGTTCGGAGTTTCATCCGTATTTGGGTAAAACGAAGTATTTGGGCACTCTATCACTCCAGAAGTATTCTTAACAATACGCAGCAGGTCATCCCATTTGATTTTATCTCCCGGTTCCCAGTTACGGAAATCCAAATATTTCGTCATAGAAATCTGGATACGTTGACGAATATCTTCAGAATCCAAAGTAGAGTCTAAACTAACCCGGAAATCCACACCAGTACCATCATCAATATTCGCACCGCTTCCCACGAAATACCATCCAAAATTCGCTAAATCCACACCGATGGAATTACCATACAAGTCCAAATCTGCCAGAGACAAATAAGGGGATATCTGGTTCGTCAAAGTTTTCAACTCATCTGGAGTAAGTAATGCACCATTTTGAGTCGCCACCAGAATATGGATAGAATCTTCTTCATTTAACCCCGTGTTCAATATCTTTAAGATATTTGGGTTGAACTCTTGCATGGTTTGCAACAGTTTCTGAGCCGTTGTTGCACTCAAAACGTTGTTATTATTCTTGATCCGGCGACGGAACATTTCGTCATCTTCTTCATCCCGACCACCTATCGCCTGATATTCATTGGTGCATTCCACATGATTCAACGGAGGATTTGACATTGTCAAGATCGTATTTGCTGCAACATTGGTAATAGACCCGGTCATATCACTTACAACGGGGATATATCCATAGCCACCACCAGCCGGAATAGACAGCACAACCCCATCTCCCAAAATGTTAAAACGAATCCCGTTCATGTTCACAAAATAGGAACCGTCAACGGCCGAATATGTTGCTGCACCCTCTGCACGAACCCTCACATATGTAGAAGACTGTAAAGCCCCTTTTCGGGGAGATACACCGAATAACTGTGCAGCACGGTCCAAGTATTCGCCAGAGGCAGTATCTGGAAAAATTTGGGCCTCTACGATCGCCACATCTTTGATTGTCTTCTGTGCCAACTTCGCAGCACCGTGAGCCGTTGCATTCGTAATAGAACCGTCGCTCACATCCGACACCTTACTCGTCTTGTTCAAAAACGTTTCTATGAACAGACTCTTAAGATTTGATATCGTATTATTTAACTTTGTAATCATTTTGAATTAGATAACGGAATATTCGTTGTATACTTTTCTCCTAAAATCGTGGTCGCCTGCACCTCAATAAACAGACTGTCTTCCACTATACTCATTTCCATCAACCGCAAATCCTTCCAACGGCTATCAGTAGCAAACAAATTAGAAAGGTTCTTGAATAAGATTGGATATTCTATCATCGCCTGACTTGACCCTATCAACTCTTTAGTGATACCCAAATCCACGAACTCTGGAATATCCCCCTGCATCGTGCTGGTCAATATTCCGAACGCTTGTTTGCATGCTTCTTGGAATTTTACTGTACGCAAATCCCACACCCCATCAGCATCTTTTTCAATCACCCATTCCTTTGCAATATCTTTACCAAGAATAAGCTGATTATCAAGACTATCGATCACGTTATCTACACCATGAGTTCCGCTGTTCTGGAAATTCATCTTGTAACGTGTGCCACCATCCAAATCATATTCATCCTCTGCTATGGTGTTATTCACCGTAATATCCACCCAGTCATTCTGGGGGTCAGGCTTATCATAATTAGATGCAGCCATCTCAAAATTCTCACCTGTCCTCAACATCTGGGAAACAACCACCTCGGATGAATATATAGAAACACGTGAGCTCTTTAACCACCGGGACAAATTAGAAGCCGTATTCAATTTTTCAAATGCGTCCTCAAATGTGTCCAGAACCTGCCACATATCCAAAGTCAGCAGGTTATCACTAAACATTTCAAAAATACCTTCTATCTTATTGGATTCTTTTAAGAGGTAAGTGAGCTCATCAAACGATGCTGCATCCAAAGTACCACCCTCGTAATAATTCACCAGTTTAGGATACTGAGTATTTATAAACTCTATAAAACGATTAAAGTACGACTCTATGTCGTACCCTGTCACTTCATAAAATTTATCTGTTATAACACTCATTTAAAGTATGTTTGAAAAGATATCTGAAACAACTTGTTGGACCCCGGTTTGAACTATACTGGTAGCAGCCAACGTCAATCTATTCTGGTTCAATTTTGCATTCCCAAGAACATAATTCAGCGGGGCAACTGCAACCATCGTCAACGAATACTCCCAAATCATATTAGAGCTCATTGACTGATTAAGATTGAATCCGTTAGGTGGTATCTTAACCAGATAATTTTCACCAAGAGCCATATTATAAAAATACAACATAAACGGCTTCCCGTTGCTATCCAGACCGTTACTTTTATCGATCATTGCCTGCAACATCTTGGTCACACCGTAACCAGTTTTAATCCCAAAATCAAAAGGATTAAATTTGGCCGTTGTATTTGTATCATGAAGAGATTCTATGGTACGTTTTCCACTCTGGATGGAATAAGTCGGCTTACTGAATCCAGAAAAGGCCCGGCCAGCTAAAATCTTAAAGTTTCGGCCGAAATTCCCCCTTATCGTAATTTCTTTAGGGGTAAACGTACCAATCGTAAGAGCCGTAACACCATTCCCAGTCTGTTTGATCGTGGTGCGTTTCGGTTCCGTTTGTTGGATAGAATTAGGCATAACCGGGAAGGCCAAATAATCAATCGTTTTGCCATCCCATGTAGTCAATTCCAAACCTATGATATAAGCCTCAAAATCATTTGGATATAAGGCAGATAGGCCAGCCCTTCCGAGTTGGCCTAACAACCTCTGATATCTATTTGTTGATACTTGAATGCTCATGTTCCTAACTTTCTTATAAATATAGTCAAAATTTTATGAAAGGCCAACCCTAACCGGGTTTTTATTTTCAATTTGACCATTACGGCATCGGAACACTGATATTAGAAATAGCCTGCAAATTTGTATCTATCATCACTACTACACTATCAATCGCAGCTTCCGCAGCAGATATAGAAGAAGATACTACAAAAAACTGTAAAAATCCAAGTGGAGATATTGCCATCATTAATGGAGATAGCGACGTAGCGAGAGTCAAAATCTTCGCATTGAAATTAAACATTGCAAATGCAGCACCCCCAGCATTTGGAGGAATGGTTGCTAAATACCCTGCTGTCGCTGCTGCTGCCATACCTGCTTCCGTCCCTAATTCTGCAACATTCTGAACAAGTGCTCCCGCCTGAGCAGATAACACATCCAATGCCTGCAAAAATTGTTCCTTCATGTCTTCCAACATATTCCCCAAAGCAGAATCCAATTTCATTGCATTGTCATACACCGTTTTATCATCTGGATCAATATCATCCAAACTCTCAAAATCCGGTGGTGTGCCATAGACAATCAAATGTGCAGTCTTACGCCCATCATTCCCACCAGAAGCCTCATCTTGTTCCTTATATCCACTCGTCACATAAGTATATTCCTCAGCTATCTCACGTTGAGACATCAACATAGCTTCAATCTGTGCCCGAAGATTTATAGGTGGTTTGGATAAACTCTTAATCGTCTCTTTAAGATGCTCTACATCCTGTTCTAATTGTGAAGCCATTAATTATCCCTTTTTTATGTTCTTATTTACTCCATGTGAAAGCCCGTTAAACGGACAATTCGTAATGCAATTCAAATTTCCAGAAAGATTCGGTATTGCCGATTGTGGTGTGGCATTCGTTATGACCGTCTGTTTGGCAGTAATTGTAACCGTTCCAGATTTCACGTCAATCGTAGCAACATCATCAGAATTTACGTCCTTAACATTAATCTGCAAATTCTCAAAGGCATTAAGATTTATCACCTTATTTGCAGCCACATTAACGTTCCCTTCAGACTCTACATTCACTTCGGCTTTCTCGTTCCCCGAACTCTTTATAAAAATCTTTGATATGGTCTTTGAAAATAGCCTAAAGAATAACGTACCTTTCTTCGGACTACCACCAACAAAAAACCCGCCATCCTTATCATAACTGCTAAAGAACTTTTCCCCCTCGCCATTATCCTCAGAGTAATCGTCCGCATCAAGAGTTCCTATGACGAACGGCTTCTGGCGGTACATATTTGTAGTGAAGATAACTTTAGAGCCTAATTCTCCTACATTCTCCGGGAAAAAGACATTCTGAATTGCCTCGTTCGTTATATAACACTGATGATATACAACGGCCCCACGATCATCCAAAACACTCACCCGTTTCTTACGAATACAGGTAGCAACAAACTTATCCCTATCTACACCAGTAGGGATAAGAATATTACCAAATCCAACAGTATCCGGTCTATTTAGTTGCCTTTTCTCGCTGACTCCACGCATAAGACATATGTTTTCTATTTATAAACCAATCAAACACCTCGTCATTCATACCATAATTCGGCAAACCAGTATATCCAGATTTACCTTTAAGATTCTCAGATTTCATCATATGAATCTTCATCTGGTCAATATTCGCTATACTAAAATAATTATAATTGACTGGCGGTTTTTGTAACGTTAATTCTCCCCCTTCAACAGTATAAATTTCTGTATTTCTATCGTAATCTTTAATCTCAAAATCCCTATTTTGCTTCAATATATCAATAAACATCCCCCTCTCCACTTGAAGAGTCGTTGTTCTATCTAACTGCTCCCCAAGAGATATACTATGAGATACCCCATTAACATAAAATAATTCTCCAGTTGGTTCAAATAAAATATATGACCCATATTTAATCCTTCTATCTCCATTCATCGTAATTGTACCTCTACGAGTAAATGGTAAATGCACAGTCGTCTCTATTGCGAATAACAAGTCGTTTACATAGGCTTTACGAAACGCATCTTCATTCCGATCTTTAGGGACAGAACGAGTTGCATCACAAGAAAGATAAATATCCGGAATAAGCATCCTTTTTGTCCCAAACCTATCTGCATATTTAGGGAAATAAACGATTGGAGCATACACCATAGAAATAAACTGCTCATTCCCTAACAAAGCATTCTGAGCCTGGAGTTGGTACATACAATATGCCCTATCATCAAACTCTAAAGAAGTTTCATAAACATCACCAGCAGAAACATTAATAAATAACTCTTTATCTATAACATTATAAACATCGGTTCTCGTGAATGGTGGTTGCCGTATAATCAAATCAAATTGATCCGTATAAGTATCCCCAAATATCTCTACGAATGGGTCTTGACAAATACGATTCAGCATCTCAATCAACGTGCCCTGAGAATTAGATAGTGACCCATCCACCAAAACACGTTCATCCAATTGTTCATCCACATTAAGATTTACTATCTGCCAAACACCTTTAACAACCTCATCAGATTCCTTGAGACGGCTATTTCCGATTAACTCATATTTCTTAGTACGGCGATCCCCAAATGAAGAAAAAAGGTCATCCGGAACAATACCAATATTTGATAATTGATTTATAATAAATGATGAAATCTCTAAAATCTTCCTAAATCCGTATGCCAACCAATATTCAGAAAAATCGCCTGAAATTACATTTCTACGAACAACCCCATCCCCGGTACTGCCACCAAATAACCAATGATCCTGATCCCCCTGTACATATTGCAATGGAATAAAATAAGAGGCATCATCCATCAAAAGTTTGGTGAAATCCCTTCCGACAATACTAACAGTTTTATCTACAGAAGTGTTTCTTTGAGTTATACTACAAGAATCAATTAACCCAATCATATCCCAAATAGTACCCCCATTCTGAGTCGATAGCTTACTTTTTGGGATTTCAAAATAACCATTCAAATACCCCTGTTTGTATTGAGTCTTTTCTGCTGCATCAGAAATTTCTTTTCCATCCGTTCCGGACATCCCCAATTCCTCAAAACGAATAAAAATTAAATCATTTGGCTGCACATAATTTTCAAAGAAATCCATCATATATTTACCAAGATACATAATAGGATTCTCTATATAAATATTATCCCCACCAATACCAATAGCACCGAAAAAATTTATAACATTATTTTCATCGGCTTCATACAACTGCATCGGAGAAACATTTATGCTAAACGCCCCGACACCTGCATTTTTATTCGTAGAGGCAAACTCCAAAAATGGTGTAATATTAAACACCTTATCCAAAGCACGAATATAAATCCAAACTTTGGCATTTAACGGAATAAGGCTGCAATCAAAAGGAACATATTTACCCTTCTCTCCAATAAAAGTACCTTTCTCATCACGATCTTTAAATGGCCTCCAGCTCTTATAAAACTTATCCATCAAAAGAGCCTCATGATTCTTATTCCAAAAAGCACTATAATCGTACTGTTTTAAAAAAGAATGATCCCCAAACAAATCTTGAATATCCACAAACATATAATCTGTGTCTAATAACAAATTTGTCCCGGGCTTAATGTAAGGTGGATTTTCAGCCTTTATTTCAGCTTCATATTTCTTCTTTTCTTCTTCAGTATATTGAGATACTATATTTTCAAAATTAGTTGTTTCTGGGAGATCACGGTAAGTCTTATCCGACTTATCTTCTGGTATGGGCTTCAAATTCAAAAAATCCTTATCCGTCATTTGTTCTTTCCCCTCTTTTTGCTCAGGGAATTTTTCTTTAACAAATTCAGAAACAGGAATATTATCCGCTCCTCTATATAGATAATTCTGTAACATTATTCATCCTTTGTTGTTAAGGTCTTAATCACCTGATTAAGATAATTATGCCGATCTGATGCACTGACAGAATATTTAGTAGCTAATTGAGCTCGAGTCAATTTATTTGCTTCTTGTATTGATTCAGTCAAGGCATCAATTTTAGCAGCCGTTTCTTGAATATCAGTAGCAGAAGGTCGTTCATATTTCTCACCGCTACCACCACCAGTCAAATCAATATCCCATAATTGCTTTACAAATTTAGTAAAGTTATCAATAACAGAATCAAGGACAGGAACTAATTTTTCTCCCCAACTGGTAAAGGTATTGCTAAATGCAATAGAAGAAGCCGTTACACTACCCGCAAGATTCTGAATAGGTATTTCTTCAGCTCTTGATTTTATATCCCATATTTGATCAGCAGGTATTTCTTGAACCCCCCTACCAGTCTGGGAAAAATCAAACATATCTCCATATCCGATTCCCATATTATGTAAAGCAGCCTGATATCCAGTAGTTCCAGGACCACCAGTTACTCTCTGCATATATTCTAAAAATGCTTTCTGGAAATCTGGGTTCGAAAGATTCTGTTGAATCCAGCCCATCACTTCAAAAGGAGTTGCATTTTCGCCACCCGGCATAACTTCACGGGCAACCTGCATCCTCATATATTTTATCTGATCATTGTTATCACCATTCGCACCAACCAAACTCTCAAACACCCGGTTCAATTGTTTTACGTCCATACCAGTAGCGGTCTTAAGAGACGTAAACATATCCATCAAACCATACCCATCTATCTGTCCAGTTTGCTCTAAAAGTTTCTCTGAAGTCTGTGAATATAAATTCATATATTCTGACATCTGGGTACGAATTTCTGCTTCAGTTGCGCCACTCTTACGAAGAGTTCCATAAATCTCCTGTAAAAGAGAAACTGTATTTGTACCCTGTCCATAAGAAGACACCTGCTGTAAATTATTTACTGCACCCGGATCAATTCCATAAGAACGGCTGATTTGCAATAACCTTCCAGAATCACTAATCGCTCCACGGCCACCAGATAAAATCTGAGCCTCGGCTTGAGCCCCCTCTTGGACATTCATTCCTAATCTGGCATATAAACCAGAATTACCCCAAGAACGACCCATTCCTCTTCCTATGCCACCCCCCAGGACCTGAGATATACCAATAGCACTCTTCTCATGCTGTTCTGCAAGGCTAATAGATTTACCAGCCACTGCACCAACAGCAGCAGCAACCGGATCAGAAAGACCTTCAAATAAAGCCCCTGCTCCACCTAATACAGCCCCAGCACCAATAGCAATCGGATTTCCTGAACGTGCAACTGCACCACCAGCAGCCGACATAACTTTCCCGATTGTATTACCCATCGCCCCTAACACCATAGCCCCCATTTGAGCAGCGAGCTCATAAATATTAGAAGAAGAACCCATACTGGCAGCCATACCAGCAACAACAGAACCAGTCCCCCCACCACGAACCTGACGTCCAGTAGGAGAATATTTTGAATCATCGTCTGGCTGTTTTGTACCCATATCCCGAACAACATCCAAGATATCTTTCAATATCTGAGCTATCGCATTACTATTTCCAGGAATATCTCCACCTGATCCAGTAGGGACGGCCAAAGGAGCCCCACCAATCTGAGGAGAAGTGGGTGCCTGCATCAACCGATTCCGCTGCTCCAATAAATCAATCTCCTTTTGGAGTTGTTCAATATTTCCAGAAGTGATCCCGGTGAACTCCCGCCCTATGTTGACGAGTTCTCGCATTAAAGAGACAGCGGACTGACGTAGTTGATTTAACTGCGTTGTGTCGGCCGTTACCCTTATTCTCTTATCTTCTCCTGCCATTCTCTTTATATATCGCTTGGTAAGTTAGCCAATTCTTCCCGTGCTTCCCTAATCCACGCCTCTTGACGTTCTTCGGGAGTCATTTCTTCGGGTGATTTCTGTTTTAGGAATTCTCCTATATTTGGAACGTACTTGTTTTCTTCCTTTTGCGCTGCCAGCATTTCATCAAATAGCTGGTCTTCCTCAAACTCCAAAAGCTGATCCAAGAAATTAATTTCCCGGTGAGCTGATGACATAAAAGGGATATTGTGTTTAACCCTCCACCACCTGTCCACCGGGAAATTATTATTCCAACGAATAAGGAAATTCCGTCTCTCTTCGCTGGTCATATTTGCCTACTTTTTTTCTTGTTCCTTCTCTTTAGGTTCCTCTTTTTGTGGAATTAGGATTTTGGTGAACTCATTGAGCTTTGGGGTTACTTGATCAACGTAAGCCTTGCGGATCATAGTAAAATCCTCGAGGCCCAACTCGCTAAAATTCTTCACCATCAAATCTTTAATGAATTCCGGACACAAGATTGTGAGCGTCGCTTCAATATCGATCATATCACAGGCAGAAGCAGCAGATACGGTAACGGCTTGCGACAGGGAATTATAAAATCCCCTGCCGAGAGCCTGTTTCATAGCTTCTATCTGATAATACTGACCAACGTTCGGAAAGGCCATATTATACGTCTTCCCTTTAATTTCAAATTGCCATGCAGTTTCCATAATTGTCTTTTATTACGATTTAGTTGTAATCGGGTTCAGATAAACACCAGAAATATTAAAGCCTGAAATCTGGTTTTCTTGCAGCGTAAACGATTGATTGTTTACATAGCAAGGGTTCAGATTGGCAATCGTCTTCCCGGTATTGTCAACTTCCGTAATCAGTTTATTCGTCGGGTCGCTTGCTACGATAGTTTTAGCGAAGATGAATATCGAGAACGGGAATTCACCCATTGTAAGCGTGTTCAGAACTTGAGTAACGCTTCCGTAACGGTTCACCATTTCTTTCAATTCAGGCCGATCAAAATCAATAAAGAATTGATCAACCGTAAACGTACAATCAATTGACAGGGCGGGAACTTCCTGTTTGTTCATGTTCCCTAAACCCTGCACATTTCCACGAGTTATATTCTCTTGAAAGGTCAACCCACGTACATACCCAGCAACAGCATTCCCGAGCCGAATATAGGCTTTCGGGGCTGTAAAGGTTATCGGAGTGTAATCTGCCATTTTTATAATCTATTTAGTTAAATTCTTAAGTCATTGATCTACCGGAGAATGAATCCCGTAAAGAAAATCTTTGTAATTTCTGAGTTCACACGAATGTAGTACGAAACAAAATACGCATCCTCCTGACGAGTAACCGTGATATTCTCAAAGTCCAAAATCAGGTTGTCTTGAGTTTCCGTTGCAACTCTGGACTGCAAATAAGACTTCGTCCATTGTTGCAAAATACCGGGGCTCAGAGTATTAATATTCACACCATTTTCATCCCCTAAAAGTTCTACCTCAGCATTGTAAACCAATTCCCGGTTGATCTGTTCAACTATACGCATGAACTGTATAGAGAAGGACTGGCCGTTTCCATTAAATAACGTCTTATTATCCTGCAAGGTATTAATCCCCTGAAGAACAACATTACGTCCAATATTCGGATTAGGAACGGTAAGCAGAACACCAGCCTGAAGAGCTTTCTTCTGCTGTGCATCCGACGGAATGTGAACTAAGATATCTACACCAATACTCTTATTGGTTACAGGGATATACGGTGGCTTACCTAATGTCCTGCCTAAGATAGCACACATATTGTACATAACCGTCCACTTCCGATACCCCTCAGCAGAAAAATCAGAAGCCAAACCGACATCACCGTGTACCAGTTGCACAAACTCACTATTAAAAGTCTTCGCCAAAGCAAGAGACTGATCAAACTCCGCTTCGGTACCGTAACCACCTATCCAAAGGAACCGACGGAACTGCGAAACATTATTAATGTGACGCAATATCTTACGAGTTACCGAACTATTTGCATTCTCTCCGTATTGGTCCGTACAGATAGCATTATAGTCCAGATTGGTAATTTGCTCCAGAACTAAATCAATATCCGTAGAATTATACGTTTCCGTCCCACCAGTAGCAAGAATATAAGTTGCCGGGTCTGTAATATTCACATCAGCGGAAGTAACTTCACCAGTCCCGGTCACTTTAGACGAATCTGCGTCCAACACAAAACGAAGACCAAAATTGGTATCAGTTTTAGCCCATTCAATCAGAGTTGCAATATTGTCAAACTCCGGTGACTGAAGAATAAGTGTAGGAGTCGCATTCGCTTGATCTACTTCTCCATAAGAAATTCCATCTGCAGCCGTACCCGTATAGGTGCCAACCCAGAATTTCATCACCCACATATTCTCGTTATCTGGAGATACTTCCAACGTATATCCGTAACCCTGCGAAAGGATATTCCCCACTTTCACGCCATTTGCATTAACCCCCTCATCTTTGGTAAATACTGCAAACGTACCACCATTTTCTCCACCACCAGTAGCGGTAAAAGTCATACGGGCCGAAGTCGTCGTGGCTGCACGTACATAGTACAGCTCAGAAATCCCTTCTGCTGCTGGGTTATTTGGGTCAGGGAAGAACAGGCCCTCGGCCATCTTCCACCACATACCGCCTTTCACAAACGATTGGAACTCAGAGAGGGTACTGAACGAGTAAATAGCCTTCTGTCCAGAGGCTTGCTGTCCGCTTATACCTGCTCCACCACCATATCCGGCACCAAATACTCCGGTGTCGATAACCAGCAAACGACCGTAATCTAACGATCTGGCTGCACTTCGTTCACCTGATTTTATGGTCGAATAGGCTCCCGGGAGGGTAACTTGTTTATTATTAAAATAGAAAGTTGTCGCCATATCTTCAAAATGTTTTTCTGTTTATTATCTGATAATATAGTAAAAATTTCGTCAAATTAAAAATTATTCTACCCGTTTTCTGGAATAATGTTAGGCCAGTCAAACTCAACCTTATTCAAGAACACTTGTTTCTCAATAGAAGGGATTGAATATTGTGTCCGTAACATAAGCGTAATTGATCGCAAAAACACCGGAAAAGGTATTATCTGCGTATTGACCATAAGCTCTTTCATTCCAAACGAAATAGACGTGTAACTCTGTGCAAGAGTATTGTAAGCCCCCACAAAAAACGAATAGATAACCTCGGAAAGAAGGATACTTTCTATCATATTTACACTCACACAAATCACCTCAAAATTGAATGCCTTTCCATCCAAGAATTCAAACCTGCTACTTGAAGGTCTTTGAACAACTTGTGGCATCTCTACACCAGTTTCCCGGCCTATGGCATTATCCCCATTATCCCGGGACGGCTCCCGCAAAACAATAACCGGACACATCTGGACATCCTTTGGGAATTCCAATGCCACCCTCAACCTCTTAGAATCCTTTGGGCCTCGCAAAAATATCTTCTTTGCCTGCTCATAGAAATCATAAGAACCATCTTGGACCCCGTTTAATAACTGGTAAAGCCATGTTTCCTTCTCCTGTTCTGGAGTAGTGGCCTGTAAAGAATCCGTACGGATATACTCTAACCCAGCCTCTAATATTTGTTTTACCCGAATTATTTCCATTATATACTTTTTAAGAAACTATCAATTGCCTGATCTGCCACCGCTGGAATCCTGGAAATATTCACTGCATCATCCATTAAATGCAACGCATGAAATCCGGGATGAATCCAACTATTCGGGTCTGAATTATTACTTACCCTGCGGAACGTAAAATAACCACCCCGCTTCTTCTCATTCCCAGAACTTGTCTCTACACGAACCAGCCCCTCGTATTGAGCCGTTTTATGCTTATATTCTCCCCAAATCTTATCTTCAGTACGTATCTCTTGACGAACCCCCTTAACTCTATATTGCTCCGGTAAATCGCTAATTTTAAGAGGTGCCGTCGCACCCTTTGCAATATCATAAACTTCCCGAGGCATTGTAGAAGCGAACAACGTTGATTCTGCTACTGCGTCTGAGGTTGCATGCCGAAACGGAATCGTAAGGTACCAGCCATTCTCCGTAATCTTCCTCTTATCTGATTCCCCAAATCCGGTCTTCATATCAAACGGAGAAGCCCCATCCTCAACCATCATAGGAAGAGGATTATCCGAGTTATTACTTAAACCGAATACAACCTCTGTTTCACTTACACGATCCATATACATGGCTCGTTTGTAATCCTTACGGGTTTTCTTCAGTTTTTCATTGACGAGGTTTTCCCAATTATACATATACTCATACGCAATGCTGTCAATAATGCTCCTTCCAAGGTCAGCACTTTGTTCCTTGGAAAGAGCAAATTCCTTTACTACATCCGTTAAATCTATGTTAATAGGTATCATTTTCTATCACCCCGCCCCCATCATAATTTGGCCGATCTTGGATAATAAGGTGAGAACGCCTTGCAACGCCCTGCAAAGGCATCTTGATTTGTTCAAAAGAACCTTTCGTGCTCTGCTTCAAAGACGAACGCACCTCATGAGGAACATCTATAATCTTATATTCAATCCTATGCTTATAAGATACAGATATAGAATAATTTACAAACTCTGCAGGAAATTGTGTCATATCAAACTTGACACAATATTTGTTATCCGTAGATACCGAATATGCAGCCTCTGAAATTTTTACTAACGGCTGATTATCTGCAACAAATACATACACTCCATAAAACTGGATAGGTGCATATGTACAGAAACACCACCCTTCATCCCCAGAAACATTCAATTTCAAAGTTTCCGAAAACGTCGTAAATTCTTCTTTCAGGGTGATGCGGTTATAAAACTCAATAACCTCTCTTTGAGAATCCTCTACTGTCACATTTACGGCACCAATCAATTCTGGAGACCATTCCCGATATTCTGTATCCCGGTTAAGAGACGTGATCAACGCCCGGCATTCTCGCGGTTCAATATAAAAGAACCCTACTCCACCACAATTCTCACAGGTAGGATGAGGCCCCATACCACCAGAAGAACACGGGCAACGGACAGCCCGTTCACTCACGATCCAATATCCGTGAGCAAACAAGGCATTATTGAACTCTCTTGGTTTAAAATAAACTTGAGGAGTTCCCGTTAGATTCGGCTGCTGCTGAATCACCGATGGTTTCTTTTCGCCAGCCATTACAATACTGCTAATTTAATTTCGTCGTAAATCAATTTTATCCTCGGAATAGTAGCTTTTAGCTCACGCTCATATTGGAGAAGCCTGGCGTTATACCCACTCGAAGTTGCTGAGGCTGTGCTACTTATGGATTGGCTCAACCCGTCTACACTTAATGACTGTCCAGCAATACCAGCCCCGAGAATAAGGTCACCAGCAATCCCAAGAGGACCAAACGTGGCAATTTTCCCCACAACATTCATCAAATCGTAAGGTAAATCATCCAAATCAAATCCGGTCGTATACTGGAAATCCCAATAGTCGGGAATATTGGTAAATCGCTGCATGCCTAACTGACTTGTAATGCCAGTCAAGATGACGTTTGCATTCGCCTGCACGGTGGATGCACCAGTAGGGACAACCGAAATTCTTCGGTGCCGTACCCCGTTACTATTGTCATTAGAACGTAACCACGACTCCGGGTATATGATTTGTTCTATGTTGTTCAACATCCCTATCAAAGACAGGGGTTTTTCCACCGGGAATCTTGTACGGATTATAGGGAAGTTCTGCCAGTAATCATCACGATAATAACTGGTATTCTCATACTCTATCAATTGCTTCTTAAAACGGAGATTAAAGAAATTCTCAACTTCTCTTTGGGCCGAACGGATATAGAATTCCATGGCTGAATCAGAGAACGCTTCCCCATCTAAAGAAGTAATGTCAATCCCATACAAATACAGGGAGAATACTTCTGCCGGAGTAAGTATAATCCCTGTATTCACCCGATACTTGACTGTTATATTCAGTGTCGGCATTTTTGATATTTAATTAGTTATTCCACAGCCTGAGCGTCTAATGCTTTTTGTGCAGCATAAGCCACCAGTTCGTCTTTCTTCATGCGTTCCGGTTTATCTTCCTCAACGTACAACCCTACCTCTTTGAGATACTCTATAATTTTCGTCGCAGAAAGATCCATAAGCGTTTCTTTGATCTCCTCTAACGTAAGAGGTTTTTCTTCCTCTTTTGTTTCGGCAGAACTCTCTTGCGCCTCAGCAGAGGGGGCAGGTTCTTCTTGTTTTGTTTCCTGCGGAGCATTTGCTTGTTCTGGAACTTGAGTCGCAGGATTCTCCTGTAATGGAGTTGTAACGGCTTTCAGTTTTGCCTCGGCTTCTTCCCACAGACGCTTCCACTCTAAAAGATCTTTCTCCAAAGATTCAATCTTATGATCTTTTTCTTTGATAGAATTTTTCAGACCAGTCACTTCCAACTGATGCTGATCAACAAGTTTCTGCATATCTTCTGTGAGCAATTTCTCAGTAGAAGTCTTTACAACTGGCTTCTCAGCGTAAATATTTGCATACCCCTCAGCAAGAATTTTCTTACCAACAGATTCCTCTACCTCTACAACACCCCCAACGAATTTCAGCTTGTGTTTACCACAAACAATTTCTTGACCTGCGTATTTTTCCGAATACAGTTTCATAATTTTCAATTTTATAAGAAAAAGAAAGGGCGAATATCGTCATAGATACCCGCCCTTTTTATTAACCTTAAACTAACCCAGGACGGCCGATATTAACGATTCGGCAAATCTTACCGGGTTGATACTCAACCGGGGTACCATAGTTCAGGATCGCAAACCGACGACTCGGAGCCGTGATAGCAAAATCCATCTTCATGGTGTCGGCAACTTGAACATACTCCATGATCTGAGCGTCGTTCACGTAAACCAGAGCCGATTTCGTACCAGCGATGATACGGTTACGGTCGTGAACTTCTCCGACACCTGCACCGTCATAGCCAGCAGCCAGTTCAGCAACAGAAACAGAGAAGATAGGATAGAATTCTGCAACACTTGCATCGGTCACATCCTTAACCGTACGATAGATCGTAAATGCCTCTGCCGGATAGCTACCAGAAGTAGCAGCAGCAAATTTCAGCGTAACCGACTGAGTAGCGGTAACAGCCTGAGCACTCGTATTGATCTGAGTCAGAGCAGACTCACCGTAACGGTTTACAGCAGCAACGGCATAGAAATAAGTACCAGCATGAGCCGTACCGAATTTCGTCTTGGTGTCGGTAGCTACTGCAATCGGGGTCAACGCGTCAGCAATAGGAGTGTCGGGAGCCTTGTCAAAGGTCTTACCAGTACCCAGCTTGCGAGGGGTGCGGATATCGAAGAACTTATCGTTCTTAACGTCCACTTTACCGAACTGAGTCGTAATGTCGTTTACCGACTGACCCATAGTTGCACCAGTAACCGAACCACCCAGACCAACAATCACTCGTTTACTTTCGTGGAATGCCTTTACATAATCGTTAAAGACAACCGGGTTCGATATAATGCGGTCGATATAACCGTTTCGGTCGTTTACGACAGCCTGAGCAGCATCTTCTACCAGAGCGTCGTTCAGAACGGCACCGTCAGCGTTGATAACTGCAACGTCACCGAAGTAAGCGTCCAGAGCCTGTTCCGAGGTTTTACCCTGCATACCACCATAGATATCGTTGATACCGGTCAGGTGCTGACGGAATACACCGTCAAACTGAGCGTCGATCTTCGAACTGTCAGCGTCTACAAGGCGTTGGTCAATAAGGGTCTGCAACAGAACCGTCTTATTTTCCACTTCCTTGGTATACATATTCATACCACCAGCCAACGCAACTAACATAGCAGGGTGAGTAACCTGACCCACAACGCCCATAAATTTCGTTACGATGGATTTACGACGATACTGGCTATCCGTTTCCTGAGGGGTTTCGCCTTCAAGATTAAAGATACCAACATCTTGACCGTATTTATACAGTTGATTGTACTCATGAACGGTGTTCGTAATTTTTTGTTTCGGCATCTCCATCAGGAAAACCAACTGATTCAGACGGTTTTCAAGAACTTTCAATACCGGGTCGAGCGATTCGACCTTCAAGCCACCACCATTGTTGATCTGGTCGTTATACTGCATACCAGTTTCCAGACCTGCTTCCATGGCCTTAAGAATATCCTGGGCTTGAATGCTTTCTAAGAAACGGTTGGAATCACCACCCGCCGAATAATCATATAATTCCATACACTTAAAGATTTTTCTTGTTTAACAATTAATTAGTAAATTTTACTCCTCGTTCATACATCAGGCGAGCGGTTGATTCGCCGATCATATGGCAGTCCGGATTGGTCAAGAAGTTTTTGGTATCGTCTATCATAGACTTCTTGATATCCTCATTTTTTTCGCGGCTAATAGCGTCAGACAAAATCTGACGGGCCAGAGGGCGTTGAGAAACAATGTTCACTTCCATTTTACCCTTTTCGTCCGTTTCCATGCTTTTTTGTAAAAGTGCAGCAGCCGAAACAGGGGCACGGAATGCGGGGGCCTGATCACCAATACTCTTCAGCAGAGTTTCCTGACCATGTACCGATTTCTCAATACCTTCAAAACGAGCGTCGATCTTAGAAGAAAGGGCTTCAAAACCTTTGGTAATGGCTTCCACAACGGATTTCATAACCTCTTCTTTTTCTTCCTTCTTTTCTTCTTTTTCCTCTTCCTTATCTTCCTCTTTCTTTTCAGGTTCGTCGCTCTTTTCCAGCTTCTTACCCTTTTCGATCTCTTCCTCTTTCTTCGTTTCTTTCATGACTTCTTTCTTGTCACAGGCCATCGCTTTTTCAATATCGATCCCACCACTTTCAATCATGCCGAGAATATATTGATCGCTAAAGCCAGCACCACGCAGCGATTTTACAATCTCAACGTCTGCATACTTTTCTAATCCTTCCATAACATTTAATTAATTAGTTTCCGTTAATATAATAATAGATTTGTCAAAAAACAAATTTTTCTCCCAACTTTTCCACACAATCACACAAAACTCTCTCGTTTATGACCTTATTTTGGAATTGTTTATAGAAAGTGGACAATTCCTTACCTACATTGATCGGAGTCGCTATAACTCGGAAATTTCGGTCAATAATGATATGATACCCATCACGGTCATATTCAAGAATAGGGGTGTTCGGTGCAAAAGGCTTTTCTGACTCAAACTCATAATCCACATAATCTGACTTCTGGACACCCTTTACAATGTCCATATATGAATTACCATTAACGGGATTAAAAGTCAAAGCCACGTTTGTAATAAGAGCCCTTGTAATCTTATTTTGGTTTTTCTTATCACGTTCAAGAGCCTTACCCTCTATAGACATCCCCGGCTTACGCTGGCTGCCACTTTCGCGCATCTCTAAACACTTGTCCCAAAATGCACGGGCCTCTGGAGATTTCTCCCACAATTTACCTTTGACGTAAAACTTATTACCGTCTACAATTTTTGCTTCCAAAGGTTCACCAATCCAATAACGTGATTTATTGGTGGGGCTGCGTGTAGGTAGGTGATCTAAATTGAAATACCCGTTTTTCAAAAAATAATCCAATTCAAATCCGGCTGGGTCCATAGACTCCTCTTCCATATCCGTAGAGTTGTCCGAAGCAATCCCCTCAAAGATCATGTTTTTATACCGATCCTCTTCAGTTGTATTTGCTCCAGACACACCCTTAGATATATCAAGGTCAAGCCAAAAATTAAATCTATCCTTCATTATTTCTTAACTCCACCTTCTAAAAGTTTATATTTTGCTTCGACCAAAGAAAGGTTATCCCAACTATCCCCAGAACTCAATTCAAAAACTTCAAACCCATTATCCACATCATAAGTTATAGCCCATTCCGTTCCACCTTTTCCTTTATACCCCTCCTGGTCAGGGTCACCGCCTTTTGGTCTGTCATTCCCAAAAAACCCTTCATCTTCCTTAACAAATTTAACTCCAAGATCACGAAATTCTTTGTTAAGAGATTTTACATTATATTTCTCAACTGCTTTTGCACCCTCTTCTTCTTTATAATCAAAAGAACCAGATTCAAATTCTGAATCAAAATCTTCTTGTTCCTCAGGGTCTAAAAGTTGATGATAAAATTCTTTCACCTTTTCACGTTCTCCAGTGACAATCGTATTACCATCTTTACCTTCTTTTATTTCAACCCCCTGCTTTTTAGCATCTGCCACAGCATCGTCATCTTCGTAAATAGAATCCTCAAAAATAAAAGTTTCAGTTTTCCCAGAAGATTTTTTATCTTTCTTTGGTTTTTCTTTAGAATCAAAAGAGCCAGCATCAAATTCCGCATCAAAATCATCTCTTTCTTCTGGATCAAGCAATTCTCTATAAAATTGTTTTACCTTTTCTCTATCCCCACTAACTAAAGAAACACCGCCTTTTCCTTCCTTAATATCAATGCCTTGTTTCTTAGCAGAAGCAACCATTTCTTCGTCCTCAAAAATAGCATCTTCAAAGACAAAAGAATTTCCAGAACCTTTACCGCCTTTTTTCTCTTTCTTTCTTCGTCCAAGTTCTCTTTCTGCTGCCTGTCTTACTGGGTAAGGAGTAGCAAGAGACTGAGCAGCTCTTTTTAATGCACCATCAGAAGCCTCTCTTGCTTGTTTATCATAATCAGAATCATCCTTTTTACCCTTTTCTCCTTCTACATCTTCAGGCTGTTTATCCTTACTGTACTTCTGTCCTACTCGACCCATTTTACGGTTCACAGCATTATCAGAATAATACCCCGTTTTCTGGGCCTTAAATATACTGTCCGCAAACTCAGCAACAGAAGCCACAACATTTTGATCATGTTCGCCAGCAGCACCAATAGCCCCCATCAGGGCCTTCGCAATTCCTTCCGGACCCAAATCACATTTCTTAATATCCGGATCAAGAGATTCTCCAGAACCTTTATCCGAAGCACCTGCTCCAACGGCTTTTTCAACCCATCCGTCGGGAAGCAAATCCGTCTTACCCATTTCTTTAGCACGTTTCTTAATCCATGCTTTTGCCTTTGCTTCATTTTTAGCACGGCCAACGGAACGAATAGCATCCTTTAAATCCTGCTCGTTACGAATAGGGAATGAACCGTCTGGCATGGCTTCCCCCTCATCCGCTAATTTCTCCCGTTCTTTACCTGAGAAATAATGTTTGTTAGCAGCCTTTACAATATCTGGATTATTCCGACAAATTTCTTGGAACGCAATAGGTGAAAGAACCCCGTCTTGAAGGCTCTTAATGATCGTATTTGCTTTCTTCATAGAATCCATCCCGGTTAATTTCTCAATATTGGTTCTGGTATTTTCATACTCAAATTTATATTGATCCAACTGGCAAAGAGGCGCCCATGCCGAAGCAGCATGTTCCTCACTATTTAAAACGAGAGGTTCCTTATCTCCGTGTACATGAACACAGAAATATTCTATATAAACCCCGTCTTTCCGGTACTCACCCATCTTATCATACTGAACAATATGCCCCATCTGATTTTCCCGATTAGCAATTAAACCAGTTTCTTCAAACAGTTCCCGAGCCCCTGCATCCTTAAAATCTTCACCGGGCTCTACATGTCCACCGGGCAAACCCCAAAGGCCAGTATACCCACCCTCGGAATCCAGTCGCTGTAACAGAAGAATTTCACCCTTATCGTTAAATACAAGAGTGTCCGCAAACCGGGTTTCCCCTTGTTTGGATTTCATGATTTCAAAATAAAGTGCCTTGGAAATAACGCCTTGCTCATAACCATCACGGGCCACGAGTATAGCTTTAGTATCCAAAATGGCTTCAGAACATTCCTTGTCTGATTCCAATTTAGCCATAGACTTCTCAATAGAAGCCATCTCGTTACATGCTGCAACCACTTTATCAGTGTGCTCTTTCATGAACCGTTTGTACTTTGCCGGATCAATTAAACCATTGTCCGAAATGGAAGTCTCCATAGACTTCTGTATGGCATATTTGTCACCCAGAACGTCCGCTTCTTTTAAGAGCGCTTTCCTGCGATCATATAGAGACATATAATCTGCAACCTTTTCAGCTTCATTCTGCAGATTAAAGAATTTCTTCAAGTTTATCATATCTGAATATTTTGACTATTAATATACATAAAATTCTCTCAACAATTACACCTCAAAATTCAAATCTCCAACGGTGATCTTCACCTTGCTCTTACGTTGTACACGATTCTCTGAGGGTTTAGGTGCAAACTTCTTACTATCTTCATCCCATTCGTAACCCGGTGGAATAAACCTCAAATCACATCTACAAAATGGATGGACAGTCCCTAAAACTGGCTTCCAGTCCTTAGACTTCCTTCCTATATTAGTTCCGTTAGCAAGTAGTTCAGCAACGGTAAAAATTCTCGGTTGGCTGCCAATACCCCCGGTCAAATATAGAGATATACAATGGCGACAATTCCCACTCCAAATCATCTTACCATTTCTGCGAATAAATAAAGTGTTATTTTTTTTAACTTCTAAACATCCAACTTCTCCAGACCACTCTATAATTTTGAAATATTTATTAATATTACGAATTTTTGTTTTTTCGCTAATGCCGACAATATACCTCAAATGTTTAGTGGTGATCTTGGAACCATCTTTTTTTAAAGAAACTTTACCTATCTCATTTCGTTCCCTTAATGTGGGGGAATACCCACATTTCAAAACAATCTCACAAAGATCATCTGCCATCTTTTTAGATGAAGTAAAAATCGTTTGTTTACCACCTATTTTATATCCCTTCTCACCAATATAATATTTACCAATAGTTCCATCTCCCCTCAAATAAGAATTTAAAAATAAACATAGATATTTCTTATCTAAGGATTTTATTTCATTCGGTATGTATTTTTCTATAGAACATCCAAACCCAATAAACCACTTCACAAGACCATCATAACTTTTATCTAAGTTACAGACAAAAGAACCGCCATTATATAAGACATTTCTATCTGGAAACATCCTGGAAAAACAAGAACGTATGTCTTCAAAATTTTCTTCTTTTGTTTGACTTATGGAAATCTGAGACATATTTGAACTTCCGTCTTTTCTCTTTCTTCTAAAAGAAACAGAACCTTCAGATAACCACCAACCCATAAATTCAGAAAAAGCACAAACATCTAATTTTTTACCAAATAAATATATATATTTACCCTTCTTTCCCTCCCAATTTTCAACACCAAGATACATAATATCTCTACAAATTAAACTCCTTAATTCTTCACTTGGGATCAATTCATTTTTATAAATATCTTTTTTTACCCCCTTAATTCTCTTACCAATTAAATGATTATGATTTGGTGTAGACATTAAATCAATTCTTCTATTTTTATACTGGTGCATTTCCCCAACATACTCATATTGTATTTTAGAAACAATAGAAGAATATTCAGCCTTATTTTTTTCTAAATTATATGTTAATACCTTTTCATCACCACGAATATCCTTTAAAAACTTAAAACCCTCATCTGTTAAAAATTCAGTATCTTCAGTCGGGAAACATGCTCCTGGAAATACATCAAAATAAACCCGTGCATCCACCCCGTGAACATCCATTATATTCTGTGCAGTACCCAGCGTATAAATGTTCTGGCACTCTGTTTCTACTATACGGCCCCAATCCTGATTCCAACTCTTTAACTGGTGCCCTATATTAGAAGTAATTTTCTGTACAGATTGACGTCGCAAAATACCGTCATCCATACGTTCTTTAACCACCTTAATAGTTTCCTGTCGTTTTGTTTCAACAAGGTATTCAAGCTCTCCCTCAGAAATAAACGTATTTAACGCCTTTTTCTGTCGTTCCCCCATACCCTTAATATATTCATAGGTTCTACGGCTGGCAGCACGATATTCGGCAATCTCTCTTGAAGTAGGTGGTGTATATTGCTTCTGAATAAGATACTTATTGAAATTGTTGTAATCTATCTGTGCAGCCTGTGGAACGGTCAATTGCCCGGTAAGCCTACCAAATAAATATGCTTTCCAGTACGGAGGTAAATTAGACGCTATCTTATTGAAATCTATATTATGCTGTCTCAAAATCAACTTGTCCAGAGACGTCAACGATTCCTTTCCCAGAACCTTTGCAACCAAAACAATAATATTCCGGTCTATGATCCCGAGTAAACGGCTGATTTCTGATTCTGTAAAAAGAGACTGCATACTATTTACCTTTCTGCATTTTCACCATTTCCTTCACCAACTCCTCAAATGTAGAATTCTGAATAACATTGTACATCCGTTTGGCATCATCCTCATAACCATTCACCACTTTAGGGAACCGAACAGGGTCTTTCAATTTACCCTGCTTAAAAACCGGACGGGCCGTTTTATAATCTACACCTTTGTATTCCTTTTCCATAACCAAAAGAAGGGCTCATGACTCCAAAAGAGTCTCAGAGCCCTAATTAATAGATCATTACAATGTTATTTCGCTCCCCATGTTTGGTCAATATAATCTAACGCTTTAGATAAAATCGGATTCTCTTCTTCCTCTGAGGTTTGTTGTTCGTACTCTGCAAAGACATTTTCGTTATCCTGTCCATCCACAAAAGAATTCATCCCTTCCCCGCCCATCATTTTACTCTGCTGTGCCGTTTGGTAGACTTGGTTCAAAATGGTGTCTTTATTCGGGTCAAAATCACGTCCACTATATTTCTGGAACATATCTTCCAAAGAGACCATACCATTGGACAATTTCTCTCCATCTAATTTTACTTGCTTTTCTTCGTCCTCAACCTCAACACCAGTAAATACAAATTCGTAATCTTCTGCAAGTTCGCTGACCAAATATTTATTGATGATATTCTGCAAGAATATAAGCAAAGGTTTCAACCCTTTGTTCTTACTGTGTTCCAGACGGGCTTTCTGCCCTTCCTGGCCAAACATACGGGCCTGCTCTTGGAAATTAAGCCCGAGCTCACTTGGATCAATACGGTAAACAGAACAGGTGAGAATAAATAGAAATCTCAACCATTCATTGAACTCCATGTCACGGTTTCCGTGCTGCAAGTCAATCCACTCCAAATCTATACCCTGTATTACGGGGACTTTGTGTGAATTCTGTACTCCACGCATGGTCTGTGTCCATGCCTGACGGAACTCATTCAACGTGGAATTATCAATATTCCCGCCCTTTATATTGATGAACCCTTTAGGCTGGGAACCCTGTTTGAAGAAATTACCGTTATACTGCATACCCCAAAGAATCCACGTCATGATTTCTATAAGGGTTTCGAGCTCGCTCGTCCCGTATCCATTTTGGAGGATATTAGTGGACTTATTACGTATCCCATACCCTAACTCCCATGGATAATACATAATCAACTGATCGGTCGTAGGATTCCGCAAAATCTGGTTATTCCAGACCATTGCATAACGGGGGAGATAACCTTTCCATCGGTATTGTTCAAATGCCTGTGCAAACCGGGGATCGGCCGTATCCAAGAGACGGATCATGGCTGCGTCCACCGCTTTAAATTTACGCAGGTTAAACGACCTGTCCCGCACACATTCAAAAGTCAATTGATCTATGGTAAGGGAATCTCGTACAATCTTACGAACAAAATCCTGGAAATTATCAGTTGTTTCCCACTTATCATTCAGACCCCCGTTCTCAAGGAACTCAACAATCTCTTCTGCCTTACGTTTTTCATCGTCAGAAAGATCAGTAGTATCCTCATCAAATATAGAACGTTTTTTGCGAATCTGGAACCCTTCTTTTTGTTCGTCCGTGCTGAATTTTAGGAAATTCTGAACCTGTTCTACACGAGTGTTGATAATGGCTTTAATAATGGAAATATCTCCCATCTTCTGGAGCGTGTAGAACGTCGCCCCGCCTTTGGTGGCTTTATAGCCAGCCCCATCACTCGCACTATTCGGATCAAAAAACACGGATTTAATGTGATTCTTGCTTCCACGCATGCTGTCAGCATACATATTCGCCTTCATCACATCTTCAATGTTAGGGGACATCAACTGGCTCTCATACTTGGTCTGGATTAAGGTGGGTAAACTCTTTTGGAGTAAATCCACCTTTTCCAGAGGCCATGCTGAAATTTCCTCTAAGACATTTTGTGTCTTTTGAACCGAAGTATTATTTTGCGGTTTTTTCTTAGCCATCTTTATTAATTACTTGTTCCGGTATCGTCCGCTGTCGTAAACGTCCACGGGCCAGATATAGAATCCTGCATATTAGGAACTTGTGTCGTAACTGACCATTTATATTCTGTGCTTGGTTCTGCACTAATTGCATCCCATGCTTGTGTCACCTCACCAGAATATCCCGATTCTGGAGTTTCAGCAGATTTCCACATCTTTACGAGATATTTAGTTGCATCCGGAACGGCATTCCAAGAAACATCCACATAACTACTATCAACTCGGGATACATCATACTGTCCATCGGTAGGTGCAACGGGAGTCGTAGTAGGTGCAACGGGCAATTCTGCTGTAACAAGTGATTCCGAACCATTTTCACCAATCGCTGTGAGGGTAAGGTTATTCTCTTTGGCAAACTCCACGAATTTTTCCTCGTTGATCGGGCCAACATTCCAATCCATTCCCAGAGCCTCTACATCTCCATTATAGCCTCTCGGGGGCCATTCTGTCACCGTGAATTCTTTCTGATCCTTTATACCGTCAGTGATCACCTCTACATCCAGAGAATTATCTAAATTTTGAAAGTGATAAGTCTTCATCGTCGTACAAAGTTAAGATATTGCAACCAATTCAACTGGCTCTTTGTCGTTTTCAACGGCCACCAGTCCAAGACTGTTTTTAGTGGCAAATTGGATGAACTCATTCTGGGTACGTGAAGTAACCGACCAATCAGGCATCAGGGCTGCAATAGCAGCATTCCATCCACGAGGAGGCCATTCCGTTACGGTGAATTGTTCTTGTTTACCCATAGCATCCGTAATCACTTCGCAATCGATGCTCTTGTCTGAATTGAAAAATTTGTATGTTTTCATCTTATTATCTTTTTAAAATTACATTTTCTTTAAACTGAAACCCCAAACCATAGTCGCCCCGCCTTGTCCATCGCCAGAAGCTACTAAAGGTAAATAAGGCAGCGACGCAATACCTGCTACAAATTCAACACGCATTGAACCAAACATGGAACTCCCCATAGAGGTAACAAACCCTAATTCTTCACTACTCATTTCAGTAGTGTTCCCCTCTGGGTCTGTATATATAGCAGCTACCTGAGTGATCCCGGTCGTCGTTGGCATTACCATTGCGACGTAGGCAGGTTTATAAAAACCAAACTCTAAAGAATAGGTAGCATCAACTTCCAAAGAAATATTCTGCTGCAACACCTTAACCCGGTTTCCAGAAGGAGTATTGCTCAAATACATTGCACCATATCCAGCGGGAGCATCTACTGATGGATAAACCCCCGGAGGAGTTACCGCCTCAGAAGTTACCAAATCCAAGAAAGTCCAAATATTAGATTTGGAAGTATCCGGAAATATAGTATCCTGCAACAAATTGTCTGGATCGGGTTTCGGGCCGTCTACAGCAAGTTCCCGAATCATATGTTCTTCAATAGCAACTAATGAGAAAGAACCTTGCACCGCAAAGTCCACCAAATTACCTTCGTTTATTTCTCCTACATTCCAGTCCGGAAACGCTATTTCCAGACCGTCTGGATTCTCAACCCGTGGAGGCCACTCTGTCACAAAAAATTGACGTTGATCTCCGCTGGCATCTGTAATGACCTCAGCCGTGTACGTTCCTTTGTCAAATTTATAAGTTCTCATTATACGGTTGCTTCTTGAGGTTTGGCACGGTAATACAATGTTTCAACCGTTAAATCATCGTTACGAACGGCAACCTCGGTCAGTGATTTTTCAATTATAGCTGCTTCCATCTGTTCCTTTTCGGTCAGAACACCGGATTTATTTTTTGCAACCACATCGGCACGGAATGCCTGTACAGTCTTACGATCAAAAACCTCGTATTCGTGGCTCTTAACCAAATCGTCGAACTCCTTACGGGTTATTTCGTTTTTATTTGAGAATTCAATCATTTCCAATGGTTTTAAAATTATTTGATAATATACAAATATTTCCGCTAAAAACCAAATTCTTCAACATATTATATGCAAGAATAGTACTGGTACGCCTTACATCGTTCCAATTCCAATAGCCGTTCCCTCCAAATTTCCTGGAGATTAATGATTGACCTTCTCCATCTGTTTTTAGCGAGCCACCATCCACGGATTTCATCATAACACAACTTTCCGGTCTTCTTACAATACTCCCGTAAATTGCCTAATTTTTGATGAATAATCTGCATTGTACGGAATGTCGCCTCATGGGATTTCATCGTTATCTTAGTAAAGAATCCACAGGCCCGTTCAACTGTATCATAATACCCATCACCCTTTTTCCTTTTCTTGTAGATAGTTTCCTCTCTAATTATATATCTAAAAAGCCCCAAACGCTCTAAGATAGCGATATGGGACTTTAATTTCGATTTTGTAGTGCAACCGATTATTTTACAAAGTGTTTGTTGGCTAACTTCCAAATTTGTTTTTCCGTACTGTTTAGATTTTGCAACTACAAATGCATATATCATAGCAGCCTCATGAGTCATTCTTAACCCTTCTTCCAATAGCTGGCTATTACGGAACCATGCTCCGATATAAAGTTTGTTTTGTTTTACACGGCTAAAAAAATTCTTTTTACCTTGGATCAATGATCCATTGATGGAAAGAAATTTACTGTTCGCAAATACGAACCGTTTTACCTCAACTTTATCTACGAATGATTTATAAGCGATATATTCAAAACGTTCCTCAATAGAACGGAACTGTTTTTTTCTGCTTCGACAGATTGTGTCAAAAATGAATTGCTCTCTGGCATTTAGGGATGGAAATCCCTCTTCGTTACAATAATACATAATTTTTGTTTTAAGATTAAAAGCTGAGCGGAGAATTCTTTTTGAAAGGTTTTAAAGAATGGGGACGGTTTTCACTCCGTGCCCCATTCAAAATCTTAAAACAAAATTTATGCAAAAAGAATGTGGAAATCTCTTCCCAACATTTAAAACAAATATACAAATCTTTTTCCCGTAAACCAAATTTTTCAATCAAAATTCCTCAGAAAATCGGAAAAAGTCCCGGCTCTCTTTTTCTTCCCCTCTATTAAACGAACGAAGTGAGTAATAGAGGGGGAGTTAAAAAAGAGTCAAATAATATAAACTTATATAGTTTCTTATATTTCGCAAATTCCAAGGCACACCCTACTGGAATACAATCATTTATATCTCCAATCCTTTTGTGCTATATTTTTATCCATTTGCACACAAGATAATCCTGTGTTATATTATGCCATTTAGAAATAAATGAGTATATTGTATATTCATATTCAGAGAAATTCGTAAAAGTCTAATAATTAAATATTTTTGTGCTATGAGTGAAATTCGGATAGAGAAGTATAGTTCCAGCACTTGTATCCCCTGTAAGGCATACAAGAACACAATGGACATATTCAAATTTAACAATCCGGAAGTTGTGGTAGAAGAAATAGAAGATGACCCCGAACGATTTAGTGCAGCCGGAATACGTTCCGTACCCACTACAATATTCTATAAAGACGGGGTGGAAAAATGCAGGTTCTCAGGAGCTTTAAACATGTCAACTCTTGAGGAAAAAATTAAAGAACTAAAATCTACAGAATGAAAAAAGTTTATATCATAGAGGGGCACCAGTACAGGAGCCTCTCTTCCCTTTGTAGGGACTACAACATCCCACGTTCAACGGTTCGTAACAGGCTAAAGGCAGGAGGGGGAACCTGCCTAATCGGTGGTGCAATTCTTGTGGAAACAGAACTTGAAGAAAGCCAGGAAAAGAAAACTGAACAACCAGAAAACAAGGTTTGGAATTCTTTACAGGCCCGGTATTCTCCACAGGAGCTTTCTCTACTGGCTGACGGCATAAACCCCGTACCAGAAAAACCAAAATTCCCCAAACCACAATTCAAGGGGAAACATTTCCGTATCGGTGCCATGTCCGACCTTCACATTGGTAGCAAGTATTGCAGTGATGAATATATACTGGCAGCCTTAAAAGTTTTTGAAGAAGCCAACGTAGATTTCATTACTCTGGGTGGAGACATAACTGACGGGCTCTCTCCTAAGAGACAAAAGAGTCAAATTTACGAGTTAAATGACATCGGCTATGTTGCTCAGCGTGATCATGCCGTTGAGGTCCTAAATCAGGCCAAAATCCCCATTTATGCGATCGCTGGAAATCACGATCTATATTACCTGGAAAGTGCCGGAGCAAACATCGTGGAAGATATTGCCAGCCGAGTTCCTCATCTTACCTATATAGGTGACCACGAAGCCGACATAAATTGTGACGGGGTAACTGTTAAGGTTTGGCACGGTACGGACGGAAGCAGCTATGCAACATCGTATCGTCTGCAGAAAATCATTGAGGCGTTTAGCGGTGGTGAAAAACCTCATATCCTTCTCGCTGCACACGTCCATAAATTCTGTTACATCTTTGAACGGAACATACATGCGGTGAGCACGGGTTGTCTCCAAAAACAGACGCAATTCATGAGAACTAAGAGGCTTGCTGCTCACGTCTGCTTCTGTATTTTGGATTTTGACGTTAAGGACGGTAAAATTTGTAATTTTGGAATCCAAAACTTTCCATTTTACGCCTAATAACCTGAACCGACAAAAGTTTGATTATATTACTTGTGCGGTTCAGTTTTCATAATTGCTCGGGAGGGGCTTGTTTGGTTTAATATCAGACAGCCCCTCTTTCAATAAAAAAGCCCGGCAATTTTGCCGGGCCAGGAGCGAGGGTGCTGGAAATGTAACAGTAAACTAAAAACCCTAAAGTCCATGAATGGGCGGATTCGCCTGAAAAAGATGCAGCCTCGTTCCCTGTTGTTAATTTAACACTTGATCTCCAATAGCAAAACAAATATACGGTCAATTTTCCATATTCCCAAACATTTCATCAATTTTTTTTACCTCTCTTGCAAGTTTCACGAACCTGTTATAGGATATCCGTTCATACTGACGTTTACTGTGGAATAGTTCCCGATCATTTGTAGAGAGAAACATATATTTCTCCGTAAAAAAATCATACGTCAAGAACAGGTATCTGTCCTTTAGATTTATGGGTTCTTTTATGCTGCCAACCCATTGGAATCCTATGGTAAATAAAATTTCTTGAACTCGTTTGCTCTGTGCGGGAGTAACCCGCATTTTTGAACATGCTATGTGTCTTGAGAATACGCTGCCTGTCATAATTACTTTTTCCGTTTGAATATCCGTGCCAGCCACCAAAAGAGGCCCGGCTTTTTATCCAAATCAGAAGTAGTGTCACACTCAGACATATTCCCAAATACTCGCTCTTTGCAATCGGTGCATTTTGGTTCAATATGAACCTTTAACCGTTTGCGTTCATGTCGGTAAGAGCGGGTTAAAATCACAAAGATATTCTCCCGTGTGAAATTGAGTTTCGCAATTTTATAGCTGTCCAAGACTTCTCCTTGCACACGTACAATGTACCCGGCATCGATCATTCCTCGGATTACTTTCTGAGCGTACTTTACGGACGGTGCATTCCCTCTGATCCATTTGTAGATCATATTAAGGCTGCTCCAGCCGCGACCTCGGTAATACTGGCTAACCAAAACTCCGAATAATTGGTCAGCATGGCTTCTGATTTGTTCTGATTCTGTTTTCATCATTAAAAGCAATTTATATAATTAAATTGGAATTACCAAATTCATTTCACGGAGTTCCACAAATCTTGGTCCAGTTTCAGAACCTTGTTTCGGAGAATATTTAGGTGGCTTTCAAGTTCCTCTATTCGCTGTTCGTGCTGTTGCAAAACTTGTAAAACCGAATCAAGTTCAATTTCGGGGGTAGAAGGAAGGCCGTCCTCAACGACTTCTACATCGTCAAGAACTGGCTCCTCCTCTACTGTTATTGTTCGGCTGTTATATACAACCAGCCCAACGAACACAACCACGAGAGTAACAAAGACACCATAGATGATCTTCTCTGTGTGACCCATTTTACGGGATGATTTTGTAGTTGTGTTTTTTGTATTCATTTTCAATTTGTGCCATTGTGCGGATCACCTTACGATAATACCAGTCACCGATTATTGATTTTCTGCTAAAATTACCCGGCCCGAGGTGATGAGAAATTATGGCCTTATGAATGTTCTGTCCGGGGTTGTAGAAGCCCTGAATAATATCGAACATATAACGGGTCTTTACCGGGTCTGTCCGGCAATCAAGCGTAAAGTATTCTTCTCCGAGTATACGGTTTGCATCCCGAACATATACTTCTAACGCTTGGATATCTCCCGTTGCAGTACTCCGACTATTCCGTGCCTGTGGATTATTACCACTTTCGCAGATTTTTATAGCCTCGTACATGATATCCCACCTGCTAACCGTCGGCTCTACATAGGCTGTAAGAACGATTTCTGGTTTAGGTGCTACAAAGAGTTCTTTGATCGTCTTCCATGCAAGGTATACAAAGAAAACGGCGATGATGACGAATAATGTGTTATAAACTGTCCTTTTCCACTTCATCTGTCTTTAAATTTGTTAATACTAAGTTCCCAAAGTCAATTACGACTTTGTTGCCGTACAAGAAATCGCTGCCGATAACTCCACGGACTTTCCGTCCTACAAAAGAACGTAATTTACCGATATCTTGAACCATAAACGGCTGAGAATAGGTAACGTCTCCAATAATAAATTCCACGTTACGCTCGGTCTTATACTGTTTCTGTTCCGTTCCGCTGAACGTGATTATGCTTCCACCGTCGTCCACGTACCAGATACCCTCACGGTCAGCATATTCTTTGTCAATGACCGAAACGCTTGCACCAGTATCCATAATAAACGTTTCCGGCTTTCCCTTCATCATAACCGTAATAAACGGCACACGATCAAAGACAAATGTTCCGTCCACGGGGCGAGGTTTGCTTTCACAGGAATGGGTCATTAAACCATATAACAGGCAAACGACAGCCATTGCAAACAGGCTTAAAAATCTCTGTTTTATCATATAATTCCATTTTCTTTTAACATGTCTTCCACTTTGGCCCAGCAAATAAAGGGCCGTGCAGACATTTCTTCAACGAATAAAGTAGGTGCTCCGAGTGCAGCATCGTCAATGTAAATTTGTGCGTACACTTTGGGAGACGCTGTCCATGATTTCTGGTCCGGATTTTCGTTTACCCCGTATAGAGGGATTTCGTTTTCGGTAAACCATGCCACCGCTTCTTCAAGTTCCTTTCCGGAACGCATAGTATGCAGCACAATTTGATGGCCTGCATCTACTATTTTCTTGAGAACGGGAACGGCCTTAATATCCACCCCTATTTGGGGGTATCTATGGGTAACGACCGTTCCGTCAAAATCAACCGCAATAACCATTTTTAGATATCTTTTACTTGCAATACCTTGTCCAGATACTCAATAAGCTCATCAGCTTCCTTTTCGGTTCCAAACGTAAAATAACGTTCTTTCCCGGAAATCTTAATGTAGATATACCACATTTTCGTATTGAAGTTTTTACCTTCTTTACGATATTCGCTGATCGACGTGATCCGGAATCGGAAATTGTTAATCTTAATAAACATAATTTTCAAATTTTTACAGGGGGCTATCCCCAGATTATATAATTGAGTTTGTCTACAACTTTATCCCACAACGGGAAAAACCACCACAAAAACTCCTTTAAAAGTAGCAGTACAGACAAACCCAGTACACACCACCAGATAGGAAGATATTTGCTCTTTAGTTTTCTTTTGAAAACTCTGAAATAAATAATGCGATCCAGTAGGATTTCAAACTTACTCATAACTCATTGGATTTTAGTTTACGGAACAAATGTAAACAATCCAAATAGAATTACCAAATAAAAACAGGGTAAAAATTAAAAATTCTTACCCTGTCGGCCTAAAAAGATCATAGAAGAAGTTGTGTTTATTTATTTCTTCTGCCCCGTAACGTCCGGATGAATCTTACCGAACAGCAACAGAACAGCAAGTAAGGTACAAACCAGACCAATCACACCCGGCACAATGTCTCCACTGAAAAGGCATTCGCAAGCGGGGTAAAGGTTAAACCCAAAGAAGATCATACAGATCACAAAAAGAATCGCGTTCCACATAATTGTCAATTTTCGTTATTATTCAATTTATTTTGTTCCCCGATCAAGAGCGTTAAATGATAACGTTCATCGGCTAACAATTTTCCAATAAGTTGCGTACAGATTTCTCCAGTAGGGGTCTTGATGATTTCAAGTTTCTTGATCAGTTGTTCGTAACTGTAAATAGCTGCCATCTCGCTAACGATAGCCTCATGCAAAGCAGTAGCAGCGTCTTTTCCATATACGACTTTGCTATTATTCCAATTGCGATCAACTTTTCCGCCCAGCGTAACAATCAGATCACCGAGGTGGTCCATATGTTTCATTTCAGTAATACCGATTCCCATTAAAGTCTGAGCCACAGTAGGGAACATTTGGGCCTGTGTCATATACTGGTTGATAGCTGTACGCTCGCTATCTTTACCAAGACCGATATAAGCCTCTGTAAAGAGATCAGGACTTACACCGTCGTCAGGTTTACAGTTATCCGTATTTGGATACACAACACTTTGATCGGTGTACCGCATGTTCTCCACCAGTTGGTCAACCAATTCGTCTACTGCGTTATCAGTTGCAGCACGTCGTAACAGTTTCTCCATCATCAATCCCTAAAATCTTTATTCGGTAATATACTCAATTTTTCTTGGACTTACCTTGTTCCTCACTATAATTCTGAACAAGAGTCTGCCATTTGCGATCCCATTTCTCCCAGAATTCCAGACCTTCCGGGCTATTCTGCCAGTCAAATGCAATCCCCATATATAATCTCCAATAAACACTAATTAGGTAGGTGTTGAAGAATCCTTTGGTCTGATCGTTAATCTTCCCAAAAGCGTTGATCATAAACTTATTGTAAAGATTATTGCAACGTAGGAACCGTTCAAAAGGCTGCATATTCCAATGTAATTCTCGGTATGCTTTAAACCGAGTATGCACCTCGTCCCAATATTCATATCCTTCTGGGGTATCAGACCATGTGAATCGCTGGAATTCAGTTAAAAATCCATCCGGCTGTTCTGGGAACGGGTACTCTTTTATTCTTTTCTGCACTACCCCCCACAATTTATTGACACGCAAAAAGACTTCGTCTATTCCAATGACACATCCGTTACGATCCATATCTACTGATATTTTAGCTTTAAATTAGTTTTGTTATACGTTTGTGGTTGCTGCTTGATGAGTCGCTGTTTCTCCGCATTAAGGACGAAAAACTCCATGTTCTCTTTTAGAGTTACTTCTTGACCGTTAGGTGCCAACCAAACTAATTTTCCGTACTTTTTCATACTTGCTCAAAATGGTTAAAAGACTCCAGAACCGCCCCAGAGTCTTTAAACAGGTTTCTCTAAGTGTATGGAATAGTAAAAACCTCGTATTTAACAAGCGGGAATCCCGCCATGAAAATCATCGTCATTACATCCTAAAATTCTTTTGATCGCTTTCCATACATCGTGTAATTTCTTCCAAAAATTCGTATAGACAGAAACGTACACAAAGAATGCGAATGTAAGAATGTAATAGATTATTTCCAAATAGTCCATCGTATTTTAATTTACAACCGGGTCTTCTACTTCCACTTCAACAATGGCTTCTCCACCGTTCAGGGAAAGTTCCATGAGCTCATCCGGCTGCAAAGTATTTAAGAATTCTTTGACTGGCATCCCGTTAATGTGCGGAATGTTATCTATGACTGCAACCGGGTACTCTTTATCTTTAATTTTGATTTTATTTTGGCTCATTTTGAATATTGTGATTTAATTGTGCCCGTAAATTTTCAACGGAATCACACAGATTTTCTTTCTGTTTGTTTTGCATTTCCAGCCGTTCATCCTGTTTATCGGCTTCAATTTCTTGAAGGAGTACAAACGCTTCCGGGAAATTGTCACGAATTTTGGCATGGGTTTTCAGGGTCTCCAACGTACAGATCAATTTCTTACGGAACACCTCAATAACATGCTTCCTTCCATCCTTACGAGAATAGGGTCCAAATATTTTGTAATCTTCATACATAATGTATGTCTAAACAAAGTCCTGTGTGTCTGCCAATTCCACCATCCCGGCTCCTATATTATAAACCTAATTGCCGGAAATCTTTGGTTTTAATCTTGGTGATTAGACGTTCACCGTTACGGGCCAGTAAGCCAGTAGGAGTCTTAAGAACCAACCCCTCGGCATCGTAGTCTTTATTCTCTGCAATAGTGGATTTGAACCCTTTCTTAACGTATTCAATCGCATCAGGGATAGTCATACGGCCGATGAAAGGGACAATATCGATTTTAAGTGCTTGAGCAATATTTTCCAAAGACTCCCTATCAAACCACCATTTTCCAAAACGAACGTCAAATAAGATGAAATTTACATCGTCCGATATATAATTTCCTCCTTTCTGGATTTTTACACCGTATCCCTCTCCAAATACTGTAACGGGTACAGGTTCCTTCTCTTGGTCAACAAAAATAGAAATCATCTTTTCAATAGGGAACAGTTCCTGGAGTTTTTTGTACAGGTGTTTAGGAATCTGAGCCTCGTCTGTACGGCCTTTGTAATTGAGGACAAATCCACCTATCCCATCAGGTTCCAATTCAATACGGATATTGGTTCCGTCAATTTTCTCGGTGCATTCCCATTCGTTATTCTTAAGATATTCAAACTCGGGGGTCGTGAACGCATCAAGAATAATATGGTTCTTTTCGTCACGCTTGAACAGTGTATTAATTTTCGGATATTTCATAATGTTACTGTTTAAAGTTACTTTGTGGAGAGGGGCGGGATCGAACCGGTTCACTCGCGGACTCGCACCGCTCTTCACTTGCACCCTACTAACCGTTCAGGTGGGCTAAAGTAATAACCATAAATTATGGAAAATGTGGAATCAAAACAATTTAGCAAGCTACTCTTCCACGGGCTTTATCTCCTCAATGATTTACCGTACGACTACATCATATCTTGGATTATGCAGTTTCTTTGTTGGCCCACAAGGATTCGAACCTCAAATTACAGAACCAAAATCTGTCGTGTTACCGTTACACCATGGATCAAAATAAAATTCTGTACTGTGCTAACAACCGCAATTGTTTCCCCATGTGGGATGGATTGCCCTTTATATAAACTATACACCAGTTCAAAGCCACGTAGGTCTCTTCCTGTACAGAACTTTTATTTATTGAAATAATGCTTAATTTCTCGGCGGGTTGTTCCTTTTACAGGATTATATTCAACTACTTGGATATACGGCATTGTGTCGCGTTTGTGTTTGCGTTCCGCTGCTTCTGCTTTCTGTCGCAAGATGCGTTCCAATTGAAATTTGATCATTTTCTTACTCTTTTTAAGTTAGTTTTATGAAACATTGTACCATCAAATTCTGGATAAAGCCATTTTACAGTACACTTAATCACACATTTTATGTGTTCTTTGTGGAATCCTTTCGGCAGGTGTTCTTCAATAACTGCAAGGTCTTCATGAATCAGTTTTATGTATTCACACATAGGAAGGCTTCTTTCACCCTGATCTTGTGGTAATATATCTACATTAAGTTTCTTCCTTCCTCGACCCATCAGCTTGATTTCAACACTACAAAAGTATGTTTAATATTTAGAACTGCCAAATCTTTTTTCAAGTTTTTTCTCAAATTTTTCTACTACCTCAAAATAACGGTTCCCGGCACCCTGCAATACTTCTCTCCACGGCTGGGTCACTACTGGTTTCAAATGACCCATTAAATATCGATACCTCACCGGAGCAATAACACGTAATAAATCAGGATTTAGAATGAATAGCCTTAAACTCTCCGCACTAACTTCGTGATGATTAGGCTCATAGCCAGACACGCTTCCAATTTGTGGTACACGTAGATTCTTTTTGAATGCAACATGGTGTCCAAATTCATGGGCCAGCACTCCCAACGCTGTGACGTCTGCTTTATAACATGGGTATGTCCACCGTCGTACGGGCTCTCCCTTTACAGGATCAGAACAATTATCCATACAAAGTTCTATCTCTCCTTGGTAGTAGCAGCCACGATTGTCTGGAAATCTGTCGTTAAAACCGATCTTCTTGATGCGTGGCATAGGAAGATTATTAACGTCCGCAAACTCTTCTACAATCTTCTTACCGAGAGCAAAATAATTCCTCTTTGATTTTGTTCTTGAGACATTCTGTATAGATCATACCCTATTTCAATTTAGGACAAACACCCACTCCCTCCCCATAGATACGCACCATAAGATATTCTCGGCCATCTACAGTGAGGATAGAAATTGTAGTGCCACCACCACTCTTATACAGTATCTCTTCTGTCAGACGTGCTTCTGGTGCAACTGGTTTCGGTTGTTCTACTGGCTCAACTTTTTCTTTGGGTTGTGCCGGGTTGAAATCTACACAGGCTGAAAACAGCAGTAGGGATAAAATCATTAACTTCTTCATCGCTTCTTATTTTTGTAGTTATAGTCTTCGGAAATAGGTTGTGTTCCATTTTTACGCCTGTCTTCTAATACCTGATGAGCCTGTCGTTCCAATTCTTTACAAGTAAGATCTTCTGGGATACGATTTATTACAAAATATGTTTTTCTGTACGGCCTACTAAGATATCCACAAAGAAGTAACATCCTTAACGTCTTATAGATAGTGTTTGGAGTTAAAAGTGTGGTATTTGTAATTATATCAATTGGTTCAAATCCAAGATATCTTGATCCCCACCCAGAACAAGCCTTCGCCAAATCAAATTCATGGTTTAAGACTTCAAATAACTCTTCTTTTCCAGTCATATACATCCAAATAAATTGTTGAACTTAAATCGCAACAGAGCCTCATAGGTATTCTCTGTTTCTCCGTTATGGTGCATCCGGGCACCAGCCCAAATCATCGCAGACATTTCGTAAGGTAGAAGGCCGTATTCCGGTGCATGTTCCCGCATAAACATTATTCAACCCTTTCCAATACCATTTCAATAGCTGCTGAGGCTGCATACAGCTGAGCGATCACAGAAATTTCATTTTCAGTATCAATCATATAGCTTTCCTCGTAGACTTTATTATGTTGATTATTTTTCTTTAGACGTTCTATGTTCCGGTGAATGCGATCTTGAATGCCGATTAGTTGGATGGTGGTATGTTTGTCGAGTTTCATCGTGCTACAATTTTGAAGTATTTACCAAAATTTGCAGCAATTTCTTTTCCAAGATCGGAGATTTCTTGCATAGAATAACTACGTTCGGCGACCTCTCTCTGATGTTTCCACGCATATTTCAAAAGGTTTTCCCCATCAATATTAAAATGGTGGAAAATTTTCAGGCAGCTATGAAGCTCTGAAAGGTTGCTGTTTACGAGATTGTTGTTGTAGAAGAAATCATTCTTTTTCATGGCTTTGTGATTTTTAAATTAGTTTTGTATTACCTTTCCATCACAAAGTTGTCAACAATAAATTAGAACACCAAATATTTTCAGAAAAATTTTTCAAAATTCTTCTAAAATCCCCACATTTCTTCTGCGTACTTTTTCCATTTAAATCCTAAATCAATCCATAATTTAGGATTTCCGGACTTTTTAAATTCAAAAGCAGCTAACAACCAATGAGAAATATCCTTCTCTTTAGCAAGGAACTCTTCCATTTTGCATTTATGGCAACGTTCTACTTCCTTACGATACTCCTTTATAGAGGTACCGTTCTTCTTCAAGAATCTACGAAATGCATCCACCTGATTCCAGATATTTACTGGTACTTTGTACGACATAATCTTATTTTTATCCATTGTCACTATACATTTCAATCCAATCCATCAGATATGCAGCAATATACGGCATGCAATGGATCAATTCCATAATAATACCTTGTCGGTCTTTCTCCTCAATTTCTGCAAATACTGCGTCCGTAAACTTACGAGCCACATGGTCTTCCGGTATGCTCTTCATGTTTAGAGCTTCTATAACCTCTTTTACCTCACCCAGCTTCATAGAAGCCAGTATTTTAAACACACGCTTTTTCATAACTTGAATTTACGTTTAGAACCCTTCACTACCAGCCGTCCAAACTTGATCTTATAACCGCGCTCACGCAATTCCTCAACCAACTCCCGGTCAGAATAGAGTTTGAGCTGCACGCCGAGTTTCTGTTCTGCCGAAAGGATTGCTCCTGACATAGCGTCATAAACAGTAGCCCGTATATGATCCGGAGTGTTTCGGTAATACAAACTCCCGACTTTTTCTTCCAGTCTCTTTACGCCCTCTAAAATGTCTTTGTAGGCACCATAGAGATTCAGATCGTGTTTCCTTCCAACAGGAACCTCTTTTGTTTCTTTTACAACCACTTCTCCGGCCGTAATCACCTGTTCTTCCTGAACCTCGTTAAAATATTCTCGCTGCATATCTTTTGCTGCTTCCATCTTGAGCTCTTGGTTACGTTTCTCTTTCTTCTCCGTACGTTCCTTTCCAGTTTCATTCCAATACTGGGAACATCTGCTATTGCATCTATTGTACAATGCAGTTGCCATCCACGGATTAGGAGTTGCACGGTTCCGGCTCCACTCGAATTTGCGCTTGTATCGTTTCTTCTCCAGTTTACGGATAACACCCAAATCCATAATCGCTTTGTGATATGGACCTCCACAGGGTCGTCCGGTTACTTTCTTGTAAAGTTCCGAGAGACTGGGCTGGCCCTCCATCCCGTTCTTTTCAATATACTCCGGGTTACTAACATCGTAAATGGCTTGCAACCATGCCAATAGTTCTTTCTTGCGTTCTTCTGGTGGTAAAACGGTTCTTGTACTCATAATCAATATCCTGCTTTAGTTTGACGAGTGTTTGCCATGAAGGTCTTATTAGAACCGCTCAACTTGATTTCTCCGCATGGTTCCCAATCTCCATTAGCATAAATTTTCGTAATAGAACTGCCTTTATATTTACTGAGATTTTCCTTGATTAGCTTTTTGGCTGGTGCCAACGAATGAAAAGTGAATATATCCTGTTCCACCACATTCTCAAATTCTTCCCACTTCTTGATCGTAGGATTCCAACGTTGATCAACATAAGTAAGTGCAACGGGTTCACTGAAATAGACGGTATACGTTTTCATGACTTTGTAGGTGTTAGTTTACTTTTCCACTACAAAGATTGGTATATTAATTGGAATTACCAAATTTTTCAGAACTTTTCTTCAAACTTTTTATCGCATACCTTGCATTATAACACTTTCGGCACACCCATTCGTCCGTCAGTGGGTCATAATACGTGGTTTGTTTCGTCCGTTTTCCACAGGCTGAACAAACATATTTATATGGAAGTTTACCTTTCGTCATCTTTACTATCCTACCACAATACCTCGTTCGTCAATAAAATTCCATAGTTGTTCTAAAGAAACGTGGCGATGAACTTCTCGCCACCCTGCACGGAGCATCGGCTTTAGATCATGTTCATCGTCACTGCATCTACGGATTATGTAACGCTCTTCCCATGTTAGGAGCACAAACATATATCCCATCACACACGTTATTTCGCCATAACGTCGTAAAGGGCTCCATCCCGGTTTACCTGCAAACTTTGGAACAGGTGCTCTTCCGTGGGAACTTCCTTATAGTCCTCTGTAAAGAACGTAGTGGGGTTGAACCCTACACTATATTTCTTCGTTTTACGGCTGTAACAAATGGAATATACAATTCCGTTAAGGACACTCAGTACGAAGTAGACACACGTACCACCGTCCGAATACACTTTTGAAGGTTCTAAACTCATAGCTTTTCTCTCTTTATTTGGTTGATTTTCTCCGTTAGTTAGTTTATCAATGGTACTCATCCAGCCACCATCTAAACTCTTATTTTGCCTCTGTATCTCCTTCCTGTAATTGGATTATATGCTCAATCTTCATCTTTTCTACTCCCGGCACCTTTACAAATTTATGTTCTGGCCCAAGAATTCCAATCACCACCGCAAAGAATGCAGGGTCAACGGCACACATATAACCGTTACCAGCTTTGTCCATCATGGAAATCGTTAGAGTGTCAATTTGGTCTGTCGTCATAATTTAATCATGCAATACGTGTAACTTTTCTCGGTCTACTGCATTACGTCCTCTGGACTGATTTCGTCCCACAGGTCTTCTTCCTCAAAGTAGAGGCAAAGTTGCTCGGCAATGTGGTCAGCAATAGGGAACGGAATGTACGCTGAACTGCTTTCCTCAACGGCCTTATTGATCCAAGACGCTAACTGCTTTTTATTGAACTTTTTCATGGCTCTTACGATTTACAATTCTACAACATATTCTCCTTCGGGCAACACTTCCAGACTGGCAACCACACAGTCCAAAATGTCGTCTATATCGTCATCTTCCCCCTCGTCAAATTCAAACACGTTGGAAGCAACCTGCGTCATGATTTTACGCAGCATAGGAACATCGTTAAGAGCTTCGTAGGCCCGTTGTGCATACTGTACGGAAACTTCTACTTTCATGATTCTTGATTTTAGTTACTGTTTGTTTACCTTTCCAATACAAAGGTGCGTAAATAAAACCAGACTACCAAATTTTTCGTCAAAAATTTTCCAGAAATTTTAATATTCTGTACTTGTCCAATATTTCTTTAACCTGCTATATTCCTTCAAATCTTTATTATAGAGGTCATTCTGCTCTTCATAATACCTCTTCAAAGAATCTGTATCAGGATAATTTTCTTTCCAAAAGGCAAGCGAATTACTTTTCTCTTTAAAAACTGGATTCCACCATTCATTAGGAGGGGAAATAGACCAGTAATGAGTCATTCCAGAAATATAATGGTGTAACCTCTTCCATCTATTACGTCTCCAAAATTGCCACCATTTACGAGTATAATCCTCTGGATGGATTCGGTACTCCAATACCTTTTCCCCTCTATGGTAATGAACAAATCTATACTCTATTCTTCTATTTATCTGCTCCATAACCATGCAACCAAACCGATCAAACAAGGTAGTACAATAATAGCGAATAGAGGGACACCAATCCAGCAGATAGCCAGTACGATCATGTACTGCAACCACGTCAAACCGCCCATCAGGGCAAACGCCAACCCACAGAGGGTTCCAATAACAGCGACAGTCTTCGTAAGAAATTTCATCATAATTTCACCCTCCTTTTTATTAGTCTTTATTCCATTGCCAAACGCAGTTCGTAATAATCGTAGAAAACACGATCCACAAACAGATAAAATTCACAACATGGGTAAGCACCATATCCGGCCTAATATTCACCAGAATGCTCATAATTGTGTAGGTAGGGAACAACCCAAATACCATTCCAATAACACTATATTTAGTCTCCTGTTTCATAATTCTCTTCTTTTTAGATATATGGGTTCTCTCTAACCACTTTAGTCAACTTGCCATCCGGCCCCACTTTAATCTCCTTACATGGGTCATCCGAATATTTGGAGTGTGCTTCCGGACGGTCCATAAAATATTTCATACACTCCATGAGTGTTGGCATTGCATCCAATGCAGCCCGGTGATCTCCCAATAGAACGTAGAACTCATTCCCTCCAGTCCGTGTCTCTACGACTATTGCAGTAGTTGCGTCTCCATAGGTGTCCCAGTCTCTGGTATTATAACTCAAGTAATACCCGTCCTTCTGGCTTATTGTGTTTGGAGCAAATACCCGTCCTACTGGAGTTTCTATTGCTGGCTGCGTCTTAAAGTTCGTCTTCATAATCCTAATCTTTTAGTAGATGTCCACGCTTACACGGTTGTAATCTCCATACTTCTCTTTGAAGAGGTTAATGTACGCAGCACCACCATTGTCCGTGTGTTCTCCCGTATAGTGACGGAAACGGTAATCATTTACCACCTCTTTAAAGTATTCTCGTATCACATCACCCAGAGCACGACATTCTTCCTGAGAACCGTTCTTTTCGCTTATGTGAATCACATAGTCGGTTCCCTGCCATCCATAATTCCTCGTACGGATGCTGAATTTAATGTCCGGGAACACACGCTTCATAATTGCCCGGATAGTCTTCTTAAAGTCCGTAGTCTCTTCCAACCATCCGAATTTCTCTTGCAGGAGGGCACGACTTTCTTCCAAACGTTTTACCCGTTCCTCTTCCTCTTTACGTTTCCACTCTTCGCGGATTTCCTTCTCTTCTGCCAGTTCCTGAGCGAACATATTTGCATAACCGGGCCAGAAGTAGAGGTAGCGGACGTAATCGTATCCCTCTCTGTTTGCGAACAAGTAACGCCCTTTGTCCGTAATGACCAACGTAAGCTCACCGAACCACGTGTCACGCCAACGCTCATCATAAGGATTCGCTCCCTCGGGCACATCGTCAGAACGGTCTCCTCCTTCATGTTGCACCGAAAAATCCCCCGTCATAATTTCTTCGTCCTTTTTGTGTTCTATGCCTGCAATAATTCCGAGGCACTGATAGCACTTTTCCGACAGGTAGTAAATCTCAGCACCAAGACGACCCGTATCGTTTTTCATGTGTGACCCATACACCCACACGAAATCTCCCACCTTTAAATCCGTTACTTTCTTTTTTGCGTTTGCCGTTGCAAGGCTCTTATATTCTTCTACTTTAAACATCGTCGTACTGTTTTTAAATTGCCATAATTTTATTCTGTACCATGTAGGAGTTAATCTTGTGGATCAGGTCTGGGTCAGTGTGCATCTTCTGGAGTGCATCAAACCGAACATCTCCCAAATCTTGCAGCACCACCTCTCTAAACCCAAAGTCTACATCTGCATGCCCAATCTGGAGAGTAATGGTTTTCCATCCCATGCTAACCACCGGGAAAGAGTAACCATTGTAGCAGCTAAACGAACTCTTCTTGTTTACTTTTACGATTGCTCTCATGGCTTGTTGTTTTAGTTTGTTATTCATTTCCACTACAAAGGTGGGTATTTAAAATTAGAACACCAAATTTTTCAACAAAAATTTTCCACTTTTCAGAAAAATACGCCATTTAGAACAATAGTTTGATATATCTCCCCGGGAAATTTCTTACCTTTCTACAAAAAATAGGTGAAATCGAACAATTCTGCTCAGATTCCACCTACCTACACGATCAACATTCGGTATTCTATACCTTATAAATTCGCGATATCTTCTTTATATTGCGTTTTAGCCTCCACCGTATGTACCAACCTCCGAATATAGCAGCCAAAATCGGGTTCATCCCTATCGTCTTATATAACGATTTATTATCTTTGTCTGCTCCCGTTGTTTCACTTTGTAACTTTTGACTTCTCATATTCTTACAGTTTGTTACAAACAACTACTCCTTCGGTTTCACATTGTATTTTTTCTTGACCGGAGCAGTAGGCATTCCGTTAATACCCTCTGCACTCTTCTCCCTTTTTAGCTGCATTAACCGATCAAGCACGTTACGACGCTTCTCCTCAATAAACGGTTCCTCATCGTGTCCTACCTCTACTGCTTCCGTAATAGGGATCATATCCTCTACGAATTCTTTGGATTTAGCACGTAGTTCACCCCAGTCGTAAGTCTTTAACAATACGGACGGTAACTGGATTTCTTCGGTTCCAATAACGTTCTTATTAAATCCGTTGTAATCCTTATACCAACTGTGAGCCAACTGTCCGATCAGTACAGACGGGTCCAGACCTGCCTTTGCAGCCGTTAAGCCTATCACAAGAGCATTTATACTCAGGCCTCGCATAGTGTGCATCACATTCTCCATGCCATGTAGAGAAGCCTTTATATCAATTGTGCCCTCAACCGTGAGACGCAACTGCTCTCCCTTAACCTCTTTACGCGCCTGCTCCAATATCTTCATTATCATATTGGCAGACCCGTCCTGATGGAATTTGTGATATTTAAGATGGTAGTCCGTTAGGAGAGTATTTAGGACCTCTAATCTTCCGGTTTCGGTAGCTACCTTGAAGTCCTTATTACGGAGAATATACTCCGCTTTTCGGGTGTCAATTACATCCTTGTATTTGAGGTAGATAGAACGCAGTTCTTCCCATCCCGGCTCATAATTAAACTGAGCCTCAAACATCTTCCTGACGTCCTCTATTGTATGGTGCCTGCCAAACCATTCCAGTACGACATCCACCTTGTTCAATAGAGGGCTTTGAGCTCCCCTGTGTATCCCTAACGCCTTATTGACCTTGTTCTTCATCGGACCAAGTATCTGATAAGGCATCATAACATACTTATAACGTAGCTCCTGGGCTCGGTTTGCGTCCTTTGCACTCCCACCCCGTTTCATTATCCATGTCTTAATACCAACCAATTTCAAGTCAGCCACCATTTCCTCCCCACCCCTACCAATAAACTTCATATAGCGGTACGGGTTACAGTCTGCTAAGTGTCTGTGCCACTTGTAATTCAGCCATTCATCCCGCACCTCTGGAGAGGCTGCTAAAATGTAGTCCGGAGCGTCTCTAAATATCTCATTTTTAATCCTAAGTACCTCTGCCTCAGTATATTTCGGTCGACACTCTTCTATCGGTGCCACCTCACGTTCCTTTTTTGCCATCCTATTCTTCTAAATTTCCTTTAAAGGTACATAAAATGCTCTCTATTGATTATAGGTTTTCCTTATAGTTCTCCAAGGGTCTTATAAACTTTCCTTATGACTTTTCCAACCACACCCCTCACAACCGTATCTTCCCTCAACATTATCCTCAACCGTATCTTTACTGCCTATCCTTCCCTACAACATTTTCTT